CGCCGAACATGCGCGCGAGGTCGCTCAAGCCGCGCAGGAGGCCGCTCAGCGGCTCCAGGCGCTCCTGACGACGCCCTACGTCCCGAGCACGCCGACGCTCCTGGCCGACGAACTGCGCATCGAGCCGCCGCGGTGGTCGGAGCCCGCATTCGAGCGCACGGGCCAGCCGAACCTCGATGCCGTGGACACGAGCATCGACGCCCAGCGGCATCGCGCCGCCGTCAAGGTCATGAACGACCTCGTGACCATGCTGGAGCGCACGCCGCCCGTGCTCACCGATGACGTGTGGACGGCTGTGAACGTCATGGAGGCCCGCCGCACGGTCGCGCGCCTGAACGACGCGCTGGCACTGTGGGTTCGGATGCTCAACCGCCAGTGGGACGACATGAACGAGGAGACATGAACTACGCCGAGTTGGGCCGCGCGATGGCCGACGCCGCGCGCGCGGCCACGGAGCAGTGCCTCGCGCGCGGCTACTCGCGCTCGGATCGCGTGACGCGCGACAGCGCCCGCGCCGCCGCCGAGGAGGTCTATCGCCGCGAGCGCCCCGAGGACTGGGCACCGAAGCCTGCCGAGGTCGTGCCGCTCCCGCATGTCCCCGACCCCGTGAAGGATCGGATCGACCGCGAGGAACGCGACGCGCCTCAGAACTCGGGCTTGCCTGATGTCGGTGGCCCGTCGTAACGTTGTCGTCGTCAGGCACACAACCCAAACGAAAGGCAGTCCCATGTCTCACGAACTCACCGAGACCGACAACATGTTCAGCGTCCGCGAGATGCCGTGGCACCGACTGGGCCAGGTGCTCAGCGAGTACCCGACCCGCGCTGAGGCTCAGCCAATGGTGCACGGCTGGGAGCCCGTCGCACAGCCGCTCTACCGCCGCATCCCGAGCGTGGACGCTCAGGGCAACCTCGCGAGCGAGTACGAGGAGGTCGAGGGGTACGTGGCGCAGGAGCGCTCCGACACCGGCGACCTCATCGCGACGACGAGCGCGACCTACACGACCGTCACCAACAACGACCTCTGGGATGTCGCTGAGGCCATCCAGAACGTCCCGCAGGGCGATGTGATGTACGAGACGGGCGGATCGCTCCAGGGCGGCAAGAAGGTGTGGCTGATGCTCCGCCTCACCGAGCCGCTGGTGATCCCCGGCGACCCGAACGGCGCGGCTGTCCCGTTCTACATGCTCCAGAACAACCACGACGGGCTCGGCTCCTTCCGCGGCTCAGCGACGCAGGTCCGCGCCGTGTGCGCCAACACGATCCGCATGGCGGACATCGACGCCAAGACGCGCGGCACGGAGTTCGTGTTCAGCCACACGAAGAACGTGGGCGAGCGCGTCGAGGAGGCCCGCCAGGCGCTCGCCGGGTGGCGCGAGAGCATCGAGGCGTACCAGCAGATCGCGGCGCTCATGCTCGACGCCAAGGTGAGCAAGAAGGGCGAGCAGATGTTCCTGGAGCGGTTCATCCCCGCTCCCCCGTCGTTCATGACGAGCGACCGCGTGAAGACCAACATCCAGGAGGCCCGAGCGCAGGTGATGGCCGTCTACAACTCCGTGACGTGCGAGGGCATCACCGGCACGGCGTGGGGGCTCATGCAGGCCGCGTCCGAGTACTCGGAGCACGTGCGCAAGGCGCAGACCGAGGAGAGCCGCTTCCGCCGCGCGCTCCTCGACAAGAACCAGATCATGACCTCGGCCAAGGTGTTCGCACTCGAAGCCGCAGGCGTCTGATAGACCCCTCGTCGGGAGCGTGACCCCCCCACGCTCCCGGCGAGGCTTCTGGGGAAACACGTCAGGCCCGCGCTGGGGATCCGTTGGGGAACGGAAGTCGCGGGCCTGACGTGCTCCACATCCAATCACGAAAGGCAGGCCAGCACCACATGAGCACCACGACACCCGACACGCTCGTCCTCGAACGTCGCTCCGACGCGCAGGACGAGACGGCTGTGGCTGAGGGCGAGACGGTCACCGTCCTGTTCACGCCGCCCATCAACTCCGACTACTGGGCGTACCGCGTGCGCGTCGCTGACGGCCAGGCGGTCGTCGGCTTCGGCAAGTTCGGCACCATCGGCGTCGGCTTCGCTGAGGAGGAGGACTGGAACACGAACCTCCCGTACACGACCGACGCCGAGAGCATCCGCCGCCACATCTGGCACAACCGCGGCGACGACATCGAGGACACGCCCGAGGGTGCCGCGCTCGTCGTGCGCGCCATCGAACTCATCCAGGACGCCGTGAAGGCTGACCGTGGCTGACGACGAGCGCGAGCGCACGCCCGCCGACGACGTGCTGGAGCCGTTCGTGCTGGAATGGGCAGAGCGTGCGCGCCGCGCTCAGGCGGCTGTAGACGCCCTCCTGGCTGACACGTCGCGGGTGCCGCGTATCGAGCGCACAGAGAAGCGTGACGGCTCGACGCGCTACGTCCTCGTCCGCTTCGACCGAGGCGACGGCCAGCGCGGCCACGCCGTCACCGTCAAGTTCACCGAGCAGGAGTGGGCGCTCGTGTGCTCGGTCGTGCTCGCCACCCACGGCCTCAAGGCCATCGACACACCGGAGGAAGCATGACCGATCCGAACCTCACCCTCATCGCCATCGTGGCCGACCGCTCGGGCTCCATGAGCCAGATCGCGCGCGACATGAACGGCGGCATCACCACGCTCCTCGCTGAGCAGGCCAAGGTGCCGGGAACCGTCATCGTGGACATCACCACGTTCGATGACGTGGTGGAGCACCCGTACGAGTGGACGCGGCCCGACGACGTGAAGGCCGACATCATCGTCCCGCGCGGACGCACGGCGCTGAACGACGCTGTGGGCGCGACCATCGTCCGACTGGGCGAGCGCCTGGCGGCTCTGCCCGACGACGAGCGCCCGGGCAAGGTCGTGATCGTCGTCGTCACGGACGGCGCTGAGAACGCGAGCGTCGAGTACACGCTGGAGCAGGTGCGCGCGCTCGTCACCGAGCAGACCGAGCGCTGGGGCTGGGAGTTCATCTACCTCGCCGCCAACGTGGACGCCTTCGCCACGGGCGCGGGCTACGGCTTCGCGAAGGGGCAGACGATGTCCTACGCACCCACGGCATCCGGCGCTGGTCAGTCGTTCGCGGCGGCGTCCGCGAGCATCACTCGTTCGCGGTTCGGACAGGCCGCGGACTTCACCGACGCTGAGCGTCACAACGCAGGAGGACAGGCATGAAGGTTCACATCAAGGTGAGCGAGAGCGGGGGCGGCTTCGGCGGGCTCGCGGGCGCTGGCAAGACGAGCGAGGCCGACATCACGGCCAGCGACTACGAGATGGAGCAGGCGACTGGCACGGCCATCATGCTCCTGTCGTCGCTGGGCGTCGCGACGCTCCTCGGTGCTGACGGCGACGACGCCGCCGTGGGCACGACGAGCGAGACGACCGAGGCTGAGCGCGAGCCCGACGAGGACACGCCCGAGGACGGCTACGTTGATGGCGACACCCGCGACGACGTGCCCGCCGCGGGCTGGGCCGACGCGCCGCCGCACGGGAGCCAGCCTGGCGATGCTGTCGTGCTCGTGTGGCCTGGCGGCGAGTCGCGCGCGTTCATCGACAACGGCGCGGCCTGGGTCGCTCCGTACGTCGCCGGGAAGTTCGATGAGCCCATGACGGTCGAGTACACCGACTCGACGGTCACCGTCGTCGTCGTGTCGCGTCAGCCGGAGCCGGGTGCGCCGTACCCGGGCTTCTCGGACAACCAGGAGTAGGCCGTGGCAGGCGAAACGGTCATCACGGTGGTGGGCAACCTCACCGCCGACCCAGAACTCCGATACACGCAGAACGGGCTCCCCGTCGCGAACTTCACCATCGCGAGCACGCCGCGTTCGTTCGACCGGCAGGCGAACGAGTGGAAGGACGGCGACGCGCTGTTCCTCCGCGCGAGCGTGTGGCGTGAGTTCGCTGAGCACGTCGCCGGGTCGCTCACGAAGGGCATGCGCGTCATCGCCCAGGGGCGGCTCCGTCAGCGCTCCTACCAGGATCGCGAGGGCAACCAGCGCACGAGCATCGAACTGGAGGTGGACGAGATTGGCCCGTCGCTCCGCTACGCGACCGCGCAGGTGACGCGGGCCGCTCGTGCCGACAGCGACGCGCGTGGCTCGTCCCAGCACGACGCCTGGGCGAACAACCAGCCATCGCAGACGCATGGTGCCTACGATGAGCCGTGGAGCACTCCCGGCTCTTCCACGTCAGCCGACGCCTGGAGCACTCCGGGTTCCTTCGGCGACGACACCCCGTTCTAGGCCAACGGCGACCTAGAATGGGGGCTGGATCGGACGACAAGGCAACTGCCGCCGCTACGTCTGTGTCCAACTCCCGGGGCGGTGCGCGTGCCTGACATCAGGCGCACCGCCCCTTCTCATGCCCGCGTGTTGCCAGTCGCGCACCGGGCGACTAACGTTGTGTACGTCAGGCACACAACGAAAGGCAGGCCGATGGACATCACCATCGATTCAGACGCACTCGTCGCCGTCATCATCAGCGCGCTCGCCGTTGGCATGCTCGTCGGTGCGGCGATGGGCAACTACACCGCACACACCGACAACGAGAGGGGCCGACATGAGCCGCGATGACCTTCTGACCCTGGACGAGGTGGCCGACTACATCGGCGTCGCTCGCGCGAGCATCCGGGTCTACCACCAGCGCGCGAGCAACAACCGGAAGGACGGCAAGGTGAAGGACAACGACATGCCCGCCCCCGACAGCCAGTTCGGGCGCGTCCCGACGTGGCGGCGCGACACCATCGACACGTGGGACGGGCGGCGCGAGAAGCGACCCGAGGCGCGGAAGGTGCGGCCATGAGAGGGTCGAACGGGCTCGCGCCCATTGTGAACGTGTCGGCTCGGGCGAAGTGCCCGGACAGCCCGACCAAGAAGAAGTTCCTCACGTCGGACGAGGCGTGGACCGAGGCGCACAAGCGCTCCGAGGAGGCGGGCGTGGACATCGCGCCGTACGCCTGCGCCGGGTGCGGCGCGTTCCACCTGACGCGCAAGGTCAACGGCTCCGACGTGCTCACCCGCCAGGACGGCGGCAAGGTCGTGACGGGCGCTCAGCGCCGCAAGGGGCGCAACCATCCCGTGTTCGCGAGGCCCGTGGAGCGCGTCACATTGCCCGAACCTGAGTCAACTGAGCCGCCCATTCCGGGCAATCGGGACGCCAGATTGAAGGCGCTCCGCGCGTGGCTGGAGGACGGGCGCGAGCCCACGACCAAGGAGGTAGCGGACACGCTCAGCGGCTCGGTCGCTCGCGACACCGTGCGCGACCTCATGCGGAGCCTCGGCTACCGCAACACCGGAGGACGCTCCGCGCGCTGGGTGCGCAAGGACGGAAGCGGCCAGGAGCGGCCACAGGCGGCGGCTCAGGCGACGAACGAGGCGTGGCACGACGTAGCGCCCGACAGGGTGGCTCACATCGCCGTAGGCGACCTCCTGGCGGCGTACGCGGCTATCGGGTGGGACATCCGCATCGAGGTTCGCCCGCGTGGCTGAGCACGTGCCCACGTGCGAGGAGTTAGCGCGCATGGGTCTTGCCCGCGCTGTCACCGTCCCCAAGGTGGGCACGAAGTACGTCGTCAGCGACGAGGGGCACGCACTCATGGGCGAGGTCATGCGCCGCAACGCGCAGGAGGCCATCGCCCGCGGAGACGGCGACTGGGTGCAACCGCCCAGCGCAGGGAACCGCTGGTGGACAGAGGTTCACCAGACGGAAGGGAAGCGGGACGACTGACCCGCTCGACAGAAAGGCAGAGCATGGAGAACGAGACACCCGCGGCACCCGTCGCGGAGCGAACCGAGTGGGACACGACAGCGCTACGCGAGGACTTCGAGGTCATCGCCTACCTCGCGCCGTTCGTGGAGGTGCGACGACGCGCGGACGGCGTGCTGGGCACGCTCAAGTTCGATCACGCGCCGCGGCGCTACTACGGCTGGAAGGCGAGCGCATGACCATCGACTACGAGGCCGCGCGCGTGCGCTGGCCGCTCCAGAAGCGGGAACTGGCGGCGGCGCAGAAGGCGACGGGCGAGAACGAACCGCGCGCGAGCGTGGAGCGCGTCATCGAGGCGCACGTGCGCGAGTGGAACGAGTGGGGCGCGTGGCCCGACGACTGGAGCGGGCATCAGCGCGCGCTGGACGACGTGCGCCACTGGCGCGAGCAGATCAGCCTGGAGGACTTCATGGCCCAGCGCAACGCGGAACTCCGCGCTCGCGTCGAGGAGGCCCGAGCCGAGCAGGCCCGACGCACCGCCGCGCTCTACCCCGAGCACGAGCGCATGAAGGCGCTCAACGGTGACAACGACACCATCGGCGCGTTCCTCGAATGGCTGTCGGAGAACGACTACGCCATCTGCGAGGTGAGCGATACGCAGTACGCGGGCGGCGAGTACGTGCCCGTCCAGCGCTCCATCGAGTCGTGGCTGGCGCAGTACTTCAACATCAACCCCGCCAAGATCAGCGCCGAGAAGGACGCCATGCTCCAGGCGCTCCGCGAGGCCCACGAGGCGAGCGAGGCGCGAGCATGAGCGGGCTGGGCGACGTGCTCGGGCCGCACGCTCCCAAGATGGCTCCCGCCGACGAGAAGGCCGCGCGCGCGGCTATGGGCATCACCGACGAGGCCACCATCGTCCCGATGGACATGACGCGCTCGCCGCTGTTCGTGTGCGTGTTCGAGGACGACAACGGCGACCTCCAGGTGATGGCGCGCTCGACGCTCCCGCGTCCCGTCGCGGCGTCGCTCCTGCGCCAGGTCGCTGACTCGTGGGACGAGCGCGAGTGAGCACGCCGCCCGCTGAGACGCCCGTCCCGTGCCGTCGCCCCGTCGCCATAGGCGAGTGCGATCAGCCGTACGGTCACGACGGGCCGCACCACACCGAGGTGGAACTGCCGCCTCACGTCAACCGCGGGCTCGGAGCCATCTGGAACGACCTGGAGCGCCAGGCGCGCTCAGCCCGCCGCTGGCGCTACTGGTTCCTCGTCGGAACCGTCGCCAACGTCGTCCTCTACGCCATCCAACTGATCGAGAGAGCATCATCATGACCAACGTCCCCACGCCCACCCCTCCCGGCACCGCCGAGGCCGTCGCTCACCAGTGCCCGGAGCGCCCCAAGGGCGACAACGGCACGCACCACCTCGTCCCGAGCCAGCACAAGGAGTCCGTCATGCGGTGCGCCTACTGCGGGCAGACGGACGCGCAACTGCGCGCCCACCGCGGGCTCGTCATCCGCACGCAGAGCGAACTGTGGGAGGCCATGACCGAGCGCTTCGGCCAAGACCCGCAGGAGTGGGCGTTCCGATGCCCGTCGTGCGGCGACGTGGCGCGCTCGCGCGACTTCGCAGAGGCGTTCAAGGCCGCGGGCCATGAGGGCTACGGCTCCGACCGCCTCGGCCAGGACTGCATCGGGCGCTGGGTCAAGGGCCGCGGGTGCGACTGGGCCGCGTACGGGCTGTTCCAGGGGCCGGAGTTCGTCATCCTCGCCAGCGGCAAGCAGGTGCCGTCCTTCCCGCTCGCGAGCGTCGAGGAGGCCCAGCGCGCGAGCGAGTAGGGGCGCGCGCTTGCCCAATGTCGCCAGCCGCTCTTAGGCTTGTGTATGTCAGGCACACAACGAAAGGCAGAACCATGCAGATCACCGAGAGCACGCCCGTCGTCCTCATGTCCATCGCTGAGCGTCAGGGGTACAGCCCCCAGCAGGTGACGAACACGATGACGCTGTTCGACCTGCGCGAGGCGCTGGAGGAGGCCATCGAGCGCTTCGGTGAGGATGCCGTCATCGTCACCGACAACGGCGACCGCTACGGCGCGCGCTTCGGCGGCGTCGATTCGCGTGCTGACCTGTTCGCGTCGCAGGACGACGACGAGGACGAGGACGAGTTCTGATGCCTGAGCAGAAGCCCCTCCTGGAGCGGCTGGCGCGCCGCTACGCCACAGCGCTCACGATGGCGCGCTCTGGCGACTGGAAGGCGCGCGTGCGCGCCGACAACCGCATCTCCCACGTCATGCGCGAGGCCGAGCGCGCGGACATCACCTACGACAACATCACCGCCGAGGCGACACGCCTCGGCCTCATCTGAAAGGCAGGACAGCATGGCACGTGTGCACAAGGTCGAGACGAGCCGCAAGGAGCACGTCTGCGGGCGTGGCGGGCACGTCATCCCCAAGGGCGAGGGGTACTACCACGCCAGCCCGGGCTTCCGTCGCCGGAAGCCGCTCATCCGGTGCCTCCAGCACCCGTTCCGCCCGTCCGAGTTGACGACGAGCGCCGCGAGCGCGCCGATGGCGGCTGTCGAGGCGTTCGAGGACGCCGCCAGCGCTGGGTTCGAGGACATTGGCGCGCTGGAGAGCGCGTGGGACGACCTCAAGAGCGAGGCCGAGTCGTACCTCCAGGATCGCGAGTACGCGCTCGAAGCGTGGGAGCACGGCAACAGCCAACTGGAGGAACTGCGCGATCAGGCGCAGGAGGCCTACGACGAACTCGACGGGCACACCATCGAGGACTACAGCGGTGACGACGAGCCCGACGCCGAGGACGCTGACACGTGGGGCGACGCCGACACGTACGAGGGAGCGATGGACGCATGGGCCGACGCCGTGCAGGCGCACCTGGACGAGCAGACGGACGAGGCGCTGAGTGTCGCGGGCTCGGTGACGTTCTGATGGGCGCTCGTGACCGCGCCATTGACGCGCCTCCCGTGCCCGAGGGCGTGCGCCTCCTCGCTGAGCGCATCGGCTCCGATCCGCTGTCGTGGGCGTTCAACTGCCACGCCGCCTCACACGCCATCGTGCAGTCGGGCATCTACCCGGGCGCTCGCGTCGCTCGCGGCTTCGCTCACGGTGTGCCCGGACAGCACTCGTGGGTCGTGGCCGACTACAGCGCCGCGGACGGCGTGTACGACTTCGACGCGCACATCATCGACGCCACGCTGTGGTCGTATGACCTCACGGTCACCAATGTCTGGCAGGGCACCTATCGCGATGGGCGGCACCAGCCGCACGGTCAGGGCGTGTTCTGGCAGGCCGAGCGCCCGCACAACGTCAGCGGCGGCGAGCCCGTCACGCTGGCGGCTCCGCTCTTTGAGCGGCTGAGCGTCGAGGCGCAGGAGTTCCTGACCGAACTCGGCCCGCTGGACATGGGCGGCTGGATGCTCGTCGCGAAGATGCCCGTGCGCGGGTGGCCCTCGCGCGAGGTCATCGAGGCGATGGACGACGACCCGAACCTCTCGGCGCTCGTGCCCATCGACATCCTCGGGCACCTGACCGACCGGAACCCCGGTGGGCTCTACATGAAGACGGAGGCGTGAGCATGGAGCAGGAATCGTTCATCGAGCGGCTGGCGCGGATCGTCGGAGCGATCGAACTCGGCATGGAGTGCGAGCCCATCATCGGGCACGACGACGAGCACGAGCCCGGGCGCTTCTACTTCCAGATCAAGTGCTGGCGGCGCGATGTCATCACGGGCGAGTTCGGCTACGGCTACGGCGGCAAGGCGTACCTCTCGCCACACGCGACCGACAGCGAACTCATCCAGACGATCTTCGGGCTCTACAAGGGCTACTGGGAGCACGAGGCGCGCGAGACGTTCGTCCTGCGCAACCACGCGGGCGAGCGTCGCCGCCCGTTCGGCCCGCACATCGACACGTGGGCGCTGTGGAGCGTCGCGCGCAAGGTGGACGTGCGCTCAGCGCGTCACGTCGAGGATCGCCCGGGCATCGGGGACAAGCGATGACGCGCTGGCGCGGCGTCGTCGCGGTCGAGGGCGTCGTCACCAAGGACGGGCGGCTCATCGAGCCGACAGCGCTCCGCTGGGACATCGAGCGCGGCATCCCGCTCGTGCGCGCCGCGACGGACGAGAGCCCGCACTCCTCGCTCCCCATCGGCTTCATCGAGACGCTGGAGCGGCGCGAGCGGAGCCCGTACGGCGCGCTGATCTACGCCGAGGGCTCGCTCCTGCCCGACCGCCTGCCTACGTGCCTCGACCTCAGCGCCACCGTGCTCTCGGGCGAGCATGACGTGGCGGGCTGGCTCCCGCACCTCGATGGCTCGGGCGGCGGGAGCGTGTCGAACACGGGCCTGGACTACCCGCTCGCGCTCGTCAGGGGCGAACTGCGCCAGGTCGTCGTCGGCGCTCAGAAGGTCTGGGACGAGTGCGTGCTGGAGGTGCTCGATGCCGAAGCCTGAGCCCAAGCCCGACTGCACGTGCGACCGCTACCCGGTGCTGCACAACCCGCTATGGTGCGGGCATGCCTGAGCAGATCAAGGCCCACACCAAGAGCAACGGCGACAGCCACGCGCGCTATCACGACGGCGACTGGCTCACCGTGCAGGCCGAGGCGGGTGAGGGCGGCTTCCCCGCCATTGTCGCGACGTGCTCAGCGGGCACGACGGTCTACATCCAGACGGACGAGGTGTTCCGGCGTCGCGCGTTCATCACCTGCCCGCGGTGCGGCTCGACCTCCTACAACGTGAACGACGTGCGCGAGGGGTACTGCGGGCGCTGTCACGACTGGACGACGCCGTGACCTCGCAGTTCCGCGACCCGCAGGCGACGGCGCGCTGGGCACAGCGTCAGGCCGAGGTGGATCGCGACCCGATGCTCCGGCGTCGTCGCCCGCAGACGTGGCCCCCGCCGATCCGCGACCCGCGCGAGGAGGAGCCGCCCTACGCCGAGGTGGAGCAGACCTCGCGCTGGGGCTGGCGCATCCGCATCCTGCACGGCGTCATCCAGTGGGGGCCGGAAGGCGGATCGTTCTCGCACGTCGGGACGCGCGAGGGTGCCGAGGCGCGCGCTCGCCGCCTGCTCGCGACCTACACGCGGAAGTACGAGCGCGAGCGCCAGGCGCGCATCGAGAAGCGGCGCGTCGAACTCGTGTCGCCCGAGGAGTTCTACCGCGGCGTGGAGCAGGCCCGCGAGACGGAGCGCGCGCTGGCCGACCTGCGCGACCCGGACGGCGCGTGGGAGCGCGAGTTCGCCGCGCTCGACACCGGCAGACGCCCGTGGTGGCGTCGGAGAGGAGGCCGTCGTGGGCCAGCATGACATCTACCGGGACGGCAAGGTGCACGTGCTCGCGGACAAGTGCGCCACGTGCATCTTTCGCCCGCATGAGCGGCCCGTGGACGGCGCTCGCGTCGCGGAGATGGTGCGCGCGACCAAGGACGAGCACGGCGCGACCGTCGTCTGCCACTCGACGCTCTACGGCGGCGCTGAGCACCACGCCATCTGCCGCGGCTGGTACGACCGCATGGCCCATCGCGATCACATCCTGCGCCTGGCGCTCATCGCTGACGTGATCGCCTATGACCCGGTGCCGGTGAAGCCATGACGCCCGAGGAGGCTCTGACGCTCGTGACCGAGCGCGTCATCCTGCCGCGGGTCGGGCTGTCGTGCTTCCGCGAGATGGACAAGGACATCCTGGCGCTCCGAGCCGCCCAGGAGGCGCTGGCGCTCGTGCTCAGCACGCACCGGCCCGTCACCGTCGAGTACACGCACCACGTCGTCGGCCAGCCGACGTTCGACATCGACGCCGAGGCGCTGGAGCACATGGCACCACTCGACGCGACGCATCGCCGCGAGGTCTACATCGGCCCGTGGGAGCGGATGCCCGACGATGAGCACGCCGAGGCCGGGTCGCTGTCGTTCGGGACGGACGAGCCATGAGCCAGCAGATCATCGCGCGCACGTGCGTCCGGTGCGAGAAGGAGTTCGAGCCAGGCGATGAGGTCGTGCCCGTGCTCCACGTCGTGCACAAGGGCCGCGCCTACACCGAGGTGGCCCAGAAGTACGTCATGGGCTCAGCCGCCTACGCGCACCTCACCTGCCGGAAGCCGCGGAGCACCGCACGCTGACGGCGGCGAGCATCCTTCGCCGCTCAGATCGGCGGCTATGGCCGCTGACGCACCGAGGCCCGCTGGTCTGTGTGGGATACCAGCGGGCCTCGTCGCCCGTCTACTAATGTCTGCTCCGTCAGCATGGAAGGTGGGCATTGACCTCTGACGGCGGCTCCAGCCCCTATGCCCACATGGCGGCTGGTCAATCACGCGACTCCGAGGAGCCGGGTGGGCGATTCCTTGTCCGCCAGCATACGGCCTAACCCGCATTGGTGCTACCCTCACCGCATGACCACAGCACTCGATCAGGTGCGCGAGGCCTACGCTGACCGGGACATGCTCGTGGAGCGGCTGGCCCGCCAGAACGCCGTCATCCCCGAGGTCGTCCGACGAGCGCGAGCCGAGGGGCACCCGTGGAGCCTCATCGCCGCCGCGGCAGGTGTGTCCGAGGTCGCGGCCTACAACGCCAGCCGGAGGGAAGCATGACCACCTGCCCGCACTGCGACGGCTCGGGCCGCACCGAGCGCCTGACCTCACGCCGAGGCCGCTCGCACACCGTCATCGTCGCGTGCTCAGCGTGCCTGGGCTCAGGCATCCGCCGCACCGCCGAGCCCATCGAGCACGGCCCGACCGACGAGGTGACGAGGTGAGCGCGTGCACGCTGGGCACAGGCCCGTTCGAGCACATCGAGCACCCAGGCCCGGTCGTGGGCTACTACATGCACGGAGCCATCGTCCCCGCCTGGGCTGTGGAGGGCGGCTTCATCCGTGCCGACGAGGCCACGACGCCCGTCTACCCGTACCGCGACGCGAAGGCCTGACCATGCCCGACACCCCCGACGCCCAGACCCGCTCGAACGTCGTCGTGCTCATGCCGAAGGGCGGCACGCCGACCCCCGTGGAAGCGCAGACCCTTGGAAGCGCCCCCGAGCCCGAGGAGAAGCCCATCACGCGCCAGTGCACGGCCCGCTCCAGCCAGACGGGGAAGCGGTGCCGACGCCACGCCATCAAGGGCGGCACGGTGTGCGCGACCCACGGCGGCTCGTCGCCCAGCGTGAAGAACCGGGCTCGTCTGCGCCTGGCCGCGCTGGTGGACCCCGCCATCACGACGCTGGCCCGAGAGATGACCGGAGCGGCGAACTCGAACGACCGACAGCGCGCCGCCAACAGCATCCTCGACCGCGCTGGCATGAGCCGCGGCGTGTCCCCAGAGGTCGAACTCGCGCGTGCGCTCCTCATCGACCGACTCGTCACGCTCCGCGAGCAGAACGCCAAGAAGTGAGAGCGCTCGCCGTAGCAGAATGCCCAATCGCCCACGGGCCGGAAACCACGACCACCCCCAAATCCTGAGCAGAATGCTCAGATCGGAGCCGAAACCATGACCGAACGCACCATCCAGTACCAGCCGCTCGCCGCTCTCCAGGCCGACCCGGCCAACCCGAAGGCCCACGACATCGACCTCATCAGCGACAGCGTGAGCCGCTTCGGCTATCTGGAGCCCATCGTCCGCGACGAGCGCACGGGCTACATCATCAGCGGCCACGGGCGCACGACCGCGCTCCGCGCGATGGAGGAGGCTGGCGGCGTCGCCCCTGACGGCGTGCGCGTGGACGAGGACGGCGTGTGGCTCGTGCCCGTGCTCGTCGGCTGGTCGTCGCGCTCCGACAGCGACGCCCGCGCCGCGCTCGTCGCGCTCAACCGCACGGGCGAGGTCGGCGGCTGGGACGACGCGGCCCTCCTCGACCTCCTGGCGCGTCTGGGCGAGGAGGAGGACGGCCTGCTCGGCGTCGGGTACTCGGACAAGGACATCAGCGACCTCACCCGCTTCCTCGAACAGCACGACGACGACGACCTGGACGACCTCGCGGACCAGTGGGACGGCTCGGGCCTCGCGGTGCAGGAGGTCGTGAAGTTCCGCGACGCCAAGGCCATCGCCATCTGGCAGTCGCTCCGCGACGCGCACAAGAGCGACGACGCGGCCCTCCTCAGCCTGTTCCCCGATGAGGCTGAGCACGCCGCCGACCTCGACGCCGCCGCCGAGGCATGAGTGCGTGCGGTACATCGTCGCGGGCGCGCACGGGAGCCCCTGGAGCGACGCCGCGACGCTCGCGGACTGGGCGGCTGACAGCATGCGGTACGAGGTCATCGCAGGCTCCAGCGAGGGGCGCATCCTGGAGCGCATCGGGAGCGAGGCACCCATGAGCGTCGGCCTGCTCGCGTCGTTCTGGTACTACCGGAAGTTCGACCTCGGAGCCATCACGCCCGCCTGCCCGCTCATCCTCGACTCGGGAGCCTTCACGGCCCACACGCAAGGCGGGCAGATCGACATGTACGAGTACGCCGAGTGGCTGGATGCCGCGCCGCGCCCGTACGACTTCGCGTTCACGCTCGACGTGCTGGGCGACGAGCGCCAGTCGTTCCTCAACTGGGAGCGCCTGCGCAAGCGCGGCACCGACACCGTGCCCGTCGTGCACTTCGGCCAGACGCCCGACGTGCTCCAGCGCTACGTGGACGCGGGCGCTGACCGCATCGCTCTCGGCGGGCTCGCGTCGGGCGGCGCGACGCCACAGGCCAAGGCATGGACGGCGGTCATGTTCCGCGCGCTCCGCGAGCACGAGCACGTGCGCACGCACGGCCTGGGCGTGCACCTGTCCTCCCCGATGGCCCGCTTCCCGTGGACGACGACCGACTCCAGCACCTTCGGGTTCGCCTGGCGGTTCGCGCGCCTCATGCTGTGGACGGGACGGCGCTGGCACACGGTGCCCCTCGACGGCAAGGCCATCTACCGCCACGCCGCGCTCGTGCGCTCCTACGGCTTCGAGCCCGAGCAGGTGGCCGTGAGCACGCCCGAGACGCGGGAGGACTTGGTGCGCTTCGTCATGCGCATCGAGTGCCGCGCCGCGACCGACTACGACGCCGCGACGCGCTCACGAGGGGATCGGTACATGGTCAACACGACGTTCGACGCGGGCGATGTCGTCGCGGCGGCAGAGACGGCGGCTGAGCAGTGAACCCGCATCACGGCCTGGCGGGCGACAGCCGCGTGGGCGTGCTCATGTCGTACTGGGCCTTCAAGCAGAAGCGCGACCTCGGCGGCGACATGGGCCACACGGCTCCCATCTGCCTCGACTCGGGCGCGTTCAGCGCGTACACGAGCGGCGCGAAGATCGACCTCGCGGAGTACGCGGCCTGGCTCCGGGACATCAACCGGCCCTACGACTACGCCTTCAACCTCGACGTGCTGGCCGACGAGCGCGCGAGCCTCGCGAACTGGCGCACGCTCCGCGACGAGCACGGGCTGATGACCATGCCCGTCATCCACTTCGGCTCACGGCCCGAGGAGGTGCTACCGGCCTACCTGGAGGGCGACCTCGGAGCCGACAGGCTGAGCATGGGCGGCATCGCGGGAGGCGCGACCAAGCAGTCCATCGGGTGGGCCGCGCACGTGTTCCGCTGGATGCGTGCGAACGGCTACGGCGACATCCCCGTCCACGGCCTCGGCCTGCACATGCGGAGCGACCTCGCGCGGCTCCCGTGGGCCACGACCGACTCGTCCACCTACGTCAACCTGTGGCGCTTCGGGCACTTCGTGCTGTGGACGGGCAAGGCGTGGCCGATGGTGTGGCTCGACGCTCGCGACGGCAAGGGCGTCTACGCCTACGGCGACGCCTTCCGCCGCATGGGCGTGGAGCCCGCCGACGTTGACCGCCCGCGCTTCAAGACGGACGACCCGCTCGCGTGCGAGGTCATCGTCCGCATCGAGGACACCGCCGCCGCCGACTTCGCGCGCATCCGCCGCCTGGAGCACACGCCGCGCCGCTACCTCGCCGCCAACGTGTCGAACTACGCGCTCCTCGCGCGGGGCATCGACCGCCTGTACTCTGACCAGAGCACAGTCCACCCCTCAACAGGAGGCCACTCAGGTGTGTAGCATCTTCGGTCGCGTCGCCCTCGGCGCTGTCAAGCCCTTCTTTCCCATGCCGCTCGGGCTCGCGGCTCTCTCCCAGGCCCGCGGTCGCGACTCGTGGGGCATGCGCGGCTGGCAGGCTGAGCCGTTCCGCGTCGTGGGCGACCTCATCGACGCGGACGCGCCCGACATGCCGACAGCCTGGCGGTGCTGGGTCATCGGCAACACGCGCGCCGAGCCGACGACCGAGTGGGTGCCCGACAAGACGCCCGAGGACGTTCAGCCGTTCATCCGTGGCCCGCTCACCGTCGCGCACAACGGCACCATCGCGAATGACGTGGCGCTGTGCGAGCGATACGGCATCGACCCGGACGCTGACGGCGGATCCAAGATCGACACGGCGAGATGGGCGGCTGTGGCCGCTGAGCGGGTGAACACGCCCGCCGACGTGCTCGCGCTCCTCAAGGAGACGGTCGGCTCCTACGGCATCGCCGTGGGCCACGAGGACGGCTGGCTCGTGCTCGCGACCAACTACAAGCCCATCTGGACGCGCAAGGTCTACGGCGGGCAGGCGCTGGAGTGGACGAGCGTCGCGCCGCGCGGCTACCAGACCTACCTCGACGCGCTGGACGAGGGCTGGCAGATGCTCCCGCCGTACTCGGCGCTCACGATCACCGACGAGGGCATCGAGTGGCAGAGCATCCGCCCCGCCGAGCACACCAAGGGCCGCGCGCTCGTCGTCTGCTCGGGCGGGCTCGACAGCGTGGTGACCGCGTTCTGGATGCAGGCGCAGGGCTACCGCGTGGACCTCCTGCACGTCGCCTACGGCGCACGGGCCGAGGAGCGCGAGCGCGAGGCCGTGGAGGCGGTCGCTGAGCGCGGCGGCTTCGGCCTGCGCCACCTCGACCTCACGAGCACGTTCAGCGCCATCGGCCACTCGCGCCTCACGGGCTCGTGGGAGGGCGCGGCGGCAGGCGTCGAGGGAGCCGAGTACGCCATCGAGTGGGTGCCAGCCCGCAACACCATCCTCCTGAGCGTCGCTGTCGGCATGGCCGAGGCGCACGGCTACCGCGTGCTCGCGCTGGGGAACAACCTGGAGGAGTCGGGCGCGTACCCGGACAACGAACAGGAGTTCATCGGGCGCTTCAACGACATGCTCCCGTTCTCCGTCGCTGACGGCGTGCGCCTGAGCATCATGGAGCCGGTCGGGCACCTGATGAAGCACGAGATAGTGCGCCTGGGCATCGAGGTCGGCGCACCCCTGCATCTCACGTGGTCGTGCTATGACGGCGGCGAGCGCCACTGCGGCGACTGCGGCCCGTGCTTCATGCGCAAGCGCGGGTTCGAGATGGCGGGCGCGCTCGACCCGATGGAGTACCTGACGGACGGAGTGAGCGCATGAGCGCCGCGACGCCCGAGGCGCTGGCGGCGCTGGGCGACCAGGTGCAGGCCGCATGCGCGGCGTCCGGGCTCGACGTGCTGGGCTTCACCGTGCTCGTCATCGGAGGCCAGGACGCGCTGACGGCTGAGACGCGCACGCGCACGAGCAGGCCCGAGTACGGGCGCGCGCTCGCCGCGTACGTCGAGGCCGAGGAGAACGACCCGCGCCGGGACGAAAGCCCGTCATGAGCGGCATCGTGTCGCTGGCGCTCGCGCGGACGGGCTACTACGGCCCGCCCATCGGCATCCTCATGCCCGCCGAGGACGGCTCGCACTACGCGGTCGAGTGCCACCGTGCCGCCATGCGGCGCGAGCGCCCGTTCCGCGTCCTGTGCCGCACGCACGGCGTCCGTGAGCGCGGCGAGCATGACGACGTGTGCACAGCGCCGCCGCTCCACAGCCGCGAGGACGTGCGCACGCTCGCGCTCACGGTGCGCGGGCAGATCGGGTACTTCGGCGGGCCGCTCTACGTGGAGTCGTGGCTGTGGCCCGCCGAGGAGCGCGCGCTCGAACTGAGCCGCCGCGTGCAGGTGCTTCGGAGCCCGATGGCGGGCATGCACATACTGGATCGGCTGGAGTGGCTGGCCGACGACCGAGAGGAGTCGTGATGCTGAGCGTCGCGGTACGACACACGTGGGAGGCCGGTCACCGGCTCCCGCACATCGAAGGCAAGTGCCAGAACCTCCACGGGCACTCGTGGAGCGTGGAGGTCGAGGTCACGACCGACGCCGAGGCACACGAGGACGTGCTGATCGAGTTCGCGACGGTCAAGCGCGTGCTCCGCGCCTGGATCGACAGCCGCCTCGACCACGGGCTGATGCTGGGCAAGGACGACCCGCTGGTGGACACGCTCATCCAGCACGGCAAGGTGTTCGTAATGGGGTACGACGAGCACAGCGCCGACCTCGACTGGCCCACGGTCGAGAACGTCGCCACGCTCATCGGGCGCATGATCGACTTCGAGCTCTCGGACGTGACCGTGCTCCGCGTGACCGTGCGCGAGACGCCCACGAACGAGGCGACGTGGCGCAAGGACGCCCCGTGCCGAGCATGAACATGGGCGCGCTGATCGCCCGCGAGAAGGGCCGCGACGCCGAGCCCGAGCGCACGCCGCACATCAACCTGAGCGAATGGTTCGGCCCGACGATCCAGGGCGAGGGGCCAGCGGCAGGGCGGCTGTCATCGTTCGTGCGCACGAGCGGGTGCAACCTCACCTGCTCGTGGTGCGACTCGCCGTACACGTGGGACTGGAGCCGGTACGACCGCGCCCATGAGGTCAAGGTCACGACGATCCCCGACGCGCTCGACCTCATCGACGCGCTCCCGGGCATCATCATCGTCACGGGCGGCGAACCGCTCCTCCAGGCGCAGGGGCTCGCCGCCGTCATGGGCCACGAGCGCATGCGGGGGCGCACGTTCCACGTCGAGACGAACGGCACGCGCCCACTCGGGCCGACAGCGCCGTACTGGGACACCATCATCTGCTCGCCCAAGATCATCCCGTCCGCCGACCAGGGGCCGCTCGCGCGCCGCCTGGCTCCGAGCGTCGTGGAGGACGACCGCACGCACTTCAAGTTCGTCGTGCGCGACCAGGCCGACCTCGACGCCATCGACGGGCTCGTGCTCGACATCGAGCCCATTCGCCGCGCCGCCTTCGAGGGGCGCGTGTGGCTCATGCCCGAGGGCACGACGCCCGACACGCTGACCGAGCGCACGCCGTTCGTCATCAACGCCGCCGTGGAGCGCGGTATCAACTTCTCCAGCCGCCTCCACGTCTACGGCTGGCACGACGTAAGGGGCCACTGACCATGACGACCGAGCAGATGGACGCAACCGACGCGATCCGGCACGTGAGCGACGAGCCGCTGGGTGTATATACACCCGAGCGCACGCTGGAGATGGTGGCGGGCGACCTCCTCGACATCGTGGCTCCGGGCTGGGAGGAGTCGGGCCACATGCGCGACACCCCCAAGCGCTACGCGAAGTGGTGGCGGGAGTTCATGCAGGTGGACGCCAACCGCGTCAACACGACGTTCCCCGTGGAGCACGTCGATCAGATGGTGGTCGTCAAGGGCATCGACACGTGGAGCCTGTGCGCTCACCACCTCCTCCCGTTCAGCGCGAGCGTGTCCATCGGCTACATCGCGGACGAGCGCGTGCTGGGCCTGAGCAAGTTCGCGCGCATCACGCACGAGAGCGCGGCCCGCCCGACGAGCCAGGAGGAACTGTGCGCGCGGATCGCTGACGCCATCACCGAGGCCACGGGCTCCGAGCACGTCGCCGTGACGGCATCCGGGCTCCACCTGTGCATGGCGATGCGCGGCGTCAAGACGCCCGCCACCATGACCACGAGCGTCACCCGCGGCCACTTCCGCTCCGAGCCGCAGACGCGCGCTGAGTGGTTCGCGCTGATGCGATGAGCACCGACACGGAGGACATGCTGGCGGCGCTCGTCGGGCTCACGCCCGACCAGATCGCGGACGCCGTGATGAGCATGCCAGCCGACCTCATCCAGCCGCTCCTCGGCATGCTCGGCGCAACCGAGGAGGAGCGGCCACAGACGCCCGCTGAGCAGGCGTTGGCGCTGGATGAGGGCTACGTCCTGCGCGATCACCTGCGCTACCTCAGCGACCGGCTCACCGCCGCTGTGAAGCGCGTCGAGGCCGGAGAGAACGTGCGCCTGGCTGTCAGCATGCCGCCGCGTACGGGCAAGAGCACGATGGTGTCCACGTACTTCGTCGTGTGGGCGCTCGCGCGCAACCCGCGGTGGAAGATCGGCCTCATCAGCCACGACCCGTCGCTGGCGATTGGCTGGAGCCGCACGGTGCGCGGGCTCGTGGAGTCGAACGGTGCGCAACTCGGCCTGAGCATTGCGCCTGACGCTGGCGCGGTGTCAGAGTGGCAGACACCAGAGCGGGGCGGCGTGACGGCCCGCTCCGCTCCGGGCCAGTCCATCACGGGTCGAGGCTTCAACATCCTCCTCATCGATGACATCGTGCGCGACTACGCCGCCGCGCACAGCGAGGTGAACCGCAAGGCCGTGTGGGAGTGGTGGACGGCCAACGCGGTCACCCGTCTGGAGCCGCCGTCGCTCGTCATCGCCATCGGCACCCGCTGGCACGAGGACGACTTCATCGCGCGTCTGCTCAGCGACGACTACGAGGGCAACCCCGCCGACTGGGAGGTCATCTCGTTCCCCGCCATCGCGGAGGAGAACGACGTGCTGGGCCGCGAGGTGGGCGAGCCGCTCCTGTCGCCGCTCGACGCGAACGAGACGCCCGCTGGAGCCCTAGCACGGTGGTCCGACATCAAGGCCACGGTCGGCTCCTACAACTGGACGAGCCAGTTCCAGCAGGCACCGGCACCCGCCGCGGGCGCGATCTTCAACATGGGCTGGTGGCGCTACTGGACGCTCGACCCGAGCCGCGCGACCGACGACGGCAAGGTCCGCCTCATCACGCCCGAGTCGATGCTGGGCGCGAAGTGGCTCGACTCGTGGGACATGGCGTTCAAGGACAAGCCCACGAGCGACTACGTGGTGGGCCAGCGCTGGGTGCGCCACGGCGCGAACCGCTTCCTCATGCTCCAGAGCCGCGACCGCCGCGACTTCCCGGCGACCCTGGCCGAGATGGAGGCGTTCAAGGTGCAGGAGTGGGGCCACCACGTGCACCTGCGGCTGGTCGAGGACAAGGCGAACGGCACCGCCGTCATCGCGACGCTCCACGACAAGATCAGCGGGCTCAAGGCCATCAACCCGACGACGAGCAAGGAGGCGCGCGCTCGCGCCGTGACGCCCGAGGTCGAGTCGGGCAACGTCTACCTGCCGAACCCCGCCGAGTACCCGTGGGTGAACGACCTCCTCGGGGAACTCCGGTCGTTCCCGACCGGCGCGCACGACGACCAGGTGGACGCGCTCACGCAGGCACTCATGGAACTGCGCGAGGATGGCACGGGCTCGCGCATCGGCCAGCCGGGAGCCGCACCCGGCGTCACCATCAACCGTGCGCAGGCGGCGCGTACGGGCATCCGCCGCGGCGGGATCGGAGGACTGGGACGATGACGCTCAGCATGAAGCACCTCATGCCTCCGGGCTCGCACTCGTGGTGCGGCGAGTGCGACTGGACGAACCTCGGCCAGGACGCGCACCGGCACGGACGCACGCACAGCCAACTCCTGAACCACGTCGTGCACGTGTGGGAGGCTGAGCCCGTCGATCCGCTCTGGGTGCCCGACACGTGGGCATGCGGCAACGCGCATGTCTCGGCGCTCCTCGGCCCGATGTCGTGCGTGCTCCCCCAGAAGCACGACGGCCCGCACCGCGCGGGCACCCTGTCGTGGTAACCCATACACCTGTGGAGAACTCCTGTGGATAAGATCATCCGGCTCGTGCTCGTCGTCCTCGGCACCGCGCGCCTCATTCGCTTCGTCACCGAGGACAGCCTCGGCCTGTGGACCGTCGTGGAGCCCGTGCGGCGCTGGGCCAACGTGCACGACCAGGACGACATCGAGCCCGACGCGCTCGCCGCGTACGAGGAGCCCGACCCCTATGCGGGCTGGCGCTCCAAGATCGCGAGCGGCATCGACTGCCGCTGGTGCGTGGGCTTCTGGATCGGCGTGCTCGTGCTCCTCGGTGAGGTGACGCTGGGCCGCATCCCGGGCGTGCGCGCCGTGTGGCGCTTCGGGCTCGCGACGCTCGCGCTGAACAGCGTGGCGAACGGCGTCGGCAAGGGAATCCACACGCTCTCTTGACTCAGGTGGGACAATGGCGGTCATGAGCGCCCGCCAGTACATCGACATCCCCATCGGCCCGTCGCCCAGCGACCTCCCGGACGTGGGGGCGATGGTGCCCCGACAGGAGGAGCCTGCCGCGCCTCCCGCCGCTCCCGCGCGCAACAGCCTCACCGCCGCCGCCGTGCGCCTCACCACGGCGACCATCGGCAAGCGCGCGACGCGACAGCGCACGGGCAACGACAACTGGCAGGAGGACGCCTGGGAGATGTACGACCTCGTGGGTGAACTCCGGTTCATCACGAACCTCCTGGCGAACCAGATGTCCAAGGCCCGCTTCTACGTGGGCACCATCGCGGAGAACCCGACCGACGCTCCCGTCCCGACAGACGACCCCGTGCTCATCGGGGCTCTGGAGGCCATCGGGGACGGTCCGAGCGGCTTCACGCAACTCATCAAGCGCCTGGGCGTCAACCTCCAGATTCCGGGGGACGGCTGGCTCGTCGGCATCCCGGAGTGGATGGAGCCCGGGAGCACGATGGAGCGCCCGCCCGAGGGCACGCCGGTCAACCTGGACGACCTGATGTGGCACTCGCTCAGCGTGACCGAGGTGGAGCAGGACGGCGAGGAGGTGACGCTCAGCCTTGGGGAACTCAAGGAGGAGAAGGTCACGGCGCGCATGGACGACATCTACGCCATCCGCATCTGGGATCCGCACCCGCGCCGCTTCTGGGAGGCCGACAGCGCGACGCGCTCGAACCTCCCCGTGCTCCGCGAACTCGTCGGGCTCACCATGCACATCAGCGCGCAGATCGACAGTCGCCTCGCTGGCGCTGGCGTGCTCCTGGCTCCCGCGAGCGCCGCCGCCGCCGTGAAGCGCATGATGAACCTGCCCGAGGACGGCGAGGAAGACCCGTTCACGGACTCGCTCATCAAGGCCATGATGACGCCGATCCAGGACCGCTCGAACGCGAGCGCCTACGTGCCGCTCGTGTGGACGGTGCCCGACGAGTCGGAGCCGCACTTCCGCTTCATGTCGTTCGCGAAGGAACTCGACGCGCAGGCCAAGGACATGCGCGACGAGTCGATCCGCCGCTTCGCGCTCGGCGCTGACGCTCCCGCCGACCTCCTCCTGGGCGTGAGCGGCATGAACCACTGGGGCGCGTGGCTCGTGCAGGAGGACACGGTGCGGGCGCACCTGGAGCCGCCCATCGCGCTCGTCGCGGACGCCGTGACCGTCCAGTACATCCGCCCCATCATGCGCGAACTCACCAAGACGGGCGTGAAGACCTACACCGACGAGCAGATCGAGAACACGCTCATCTGGTACGAGGTGGAGCACCTCATCGTGAAGGCCAACGCGCGGGAGGACGCTGACAAGGCCCACGCCGCGGGCGTCATCAGCGACGAGGCCTACCGCGAGGCGCTGGGCTTCGATGAGAACGACGCGCCGCCCGCCGCCGCCGAGGTGGACATCGCCGTCACCACGGCGCTCGACATGGTGAAGCAGGCTCCCTCGCTCGCGCAAGACCCGGGCATCCCCGCGCTCGTGGAGCAACTGCGCGCCGTGCTCAACGGCACGACGCCGACAGCCGCTCCCGCTCCCGCGACCGAGCCCGTCCAGGACGAGCCCGCGACAGCCGACGACCGCGAGGCGGCAGGCCCACCGCCGCCGTCCGACGACGTGCCCGACGACATCGCCGCGAGCGCCGCCCCCCAGCACGTGCGCTCGTCGCTCCTGGTGGGCGCACGATGACGGGCGTGCCGACGCCGTGCCCGTGCTGTGGCGCGTACTCGCTCGCGCCTGACGTGCGCACGACGACCCTCGTGGCTGTCGCGGACGTGCTCGTCGTGAAGGCGCTGGAGCGCGTGGGCGCGTTCCTCCTGCGCGGCAATCGCTCGCGCTTCCTCCAGGCTCGCGAGACGCCGACGCACGAGGTGCACACCATCTGGAGCGCGCCCGACGAACTCACGTCGAAGGCGCTCCGCGGCGCGTGGGACGTGGTGCCCGCGCTCGTGGACAGCCACGGATGCTGTGACGTGCCCAGCGATGCCATCGTGCGCATGCTGGACGACTACGTGCACGATCTGGTCATCACCGGCACGCCGCACACGCTCGACGGCGATGGCGGACTGTCGTACCGCTTCGAGACGCGCCTCGGGCTCGTCCTGCCGCACCGGGAGCACGCGCATGGCTGAGCCGACGTGGTTCCGACCCGACGACATCGAGGCCGTCGTGGAGGCGCGCCACCTGGAGGATAGCGATGGCTGACGACATCATGAGCGCGGGAGCCGCGTTCCGGCGACAGGCTCGCATGGAGGCCCGCGTGGAGCGCGTGCTGACGATGCAGATGCGCCGCTTCCTCGCGGATGTCGAGGAGGTCGCGAACCGCGAGGGCGCGTACACGAGCCCGATGCAGGTGCAGAGCGCGTGGGCCGAGCGCATGGGCGCGAGCGCGCTCCGGCTCTACCTCCCGCCCGAGGTCGCGGACTACGTGGCGAGCCAGCAGGCTCAGAGCGTCGCACCCGATGACGCCTACGACACGGTGATGGCTGTCGTCACCGCCTCACAGGAGGGCGTGTGGGCCGCACAACTGACCCGTGACGTGCTCGCGCTCGCGCTGAGCATGGACACCCCTCCACAGGTGGCGGTGGTGACGGCGGCGGCACCGCGCCGTGACTCCAAGCGCGGGCGCGCGATGTCGGAGGCGTTCGATAAGGCGCTGGGCGGCAAGCCCGGAGGCGTGTCGTGGCAGGCCGCAGTGAAGCGCGACGCGCGGACAGCAGTGACCGGGCTCGATGGCATCGTGAGCACGGCGCAGATGCGGAACGAGAGCGTGCCGTTCAAGCAGTGGGTCACGCGCCGAGACGAGCGCGTGCGGCACGAGCACAGCGCCGCGGACGGTCAGCGCGTTCCGATTGACGAGCCGTTCATCATCGGCGGCTATCCCGCGGACTACCCGGGCGACAGCGCGCTCCCCGCGCGGCTCCGCGTCAACTGCCGGTGCGTCACCATCGGCGCTGACCAGCCCGCGCGCGGCTCGACGGCCCTGCCGTTCATCGCGCCGTAGACCTCACGGGCTCCAATGTCTCGGGCCGTGTTGCCCACTTCCCCATGCCCGACTTAGGCTTGTGTATGTCAGGCACACAACCAACGGAAGGCAAGACCATGACGAAGCCCATCAACAAGACCCAGCCCGTCGTCCTCGCGTTCGCGAACGGCACGGACATCAAGGTGCACGCGGCAGGGTGCGCTGACCTCAAGAAGGCGGCGACCAAGCGCGAGGCGCACAACGGCATCCACGAGCAGACGTTCCCCATTGGCACCGACGAGCGCGACGTGTGGATCGACTTCAACGAGGACTTCCTCAACGAGGGTGGCGCGGACGCCGCGTACCCGCTGGAGTTCCTGCCGTGTTGCAAGCCCGCGGGGCTCGTGAGCAACCCGGACCGCACGTGGGAGCAGGACGACACGGACGGCTGGGTCGAACTCAGCGACGACGAGGTGACCGACATGAGCGAGGCGTTCGCCGCTGACGCCGAGGAGGACGACGCGCTGGCGGTGCTCGCGGCCATCGTCGCCCACAAGGACGACAAGCCCGAGCGCAACGCGCTGATCCTCGACGCGCTCGACGCCGAGACGGTCACCGCCAAGCAGATCGCGGACGCGCTCGGCATCGAGGCTCGCGCCGTTCGTGAGGCCGCTGACCGGCTCCGCGCACGTCGCGCCGCGTGACGGATGCGGCTCGCGCCCAGCACCCGCTGGGCGCGGGTCGGGCTCGTCAGGCCCACACCACACCATCAACGAAAGGCAGTCCCATGTCCCGTGCAGACGGCACCAACGTGCGCCGCGATGTCTCCTACGTCCGCCAGCAGAAGGGGCACTCGCTCGTGCTCAACCTGCTCCTGATCGGCCCGCTGACGCTGTTCGTCACGACGATCTACTACACCGTCAGCCCGAACCACTACTGGCACGCCTGATGCGCACGCTCACCATCATCATCACCGCCGAGGACGCGGACGACACCTCGTGGGGACAGGTGGCCGACGCCATCGCGAACTCCCTGCCGGTCAGCCGCGACCTCCCGTTCGGGAGCGAGTGGTCGGGCGACTTCTCGCGCATGGCCTACGGCGTCCGCGTCGCGATGGCCGTCCAGGACGGCGAGCCCGAGGGCACGCTCGACACGCTCGAAGCGCTCATCGAGGCTCTGGACGACGTGCGCGAGGTCTACACGCGCCTCGAACTCCAGAAGGGCGTCCTGGCCGACGCCGTGAAGGCTGGCGACGAGGAGCAGGCCGAGTTCAGCCGCGCTCGCATCGGTCGCCACACGGTCAACCTGTCCAAGGCGCAGGAGCGGCTGGAGGCCGCTCAGCGCGCCCACGCCAACTCGAAGCGATAGCCTGCATTCGAGCGCCCGATGCCGCCCCCGGCCTCCCTCATGAGGAGTCACCGGGGGCGTCGTCGTGCTCGCGGTCGGCTCGGAATCATAGACCGTGCGGGAGGCACGCGCTAGTCTGGCGGCATGAACGCATTCGACCGCATCCGCTCCGCCGACGCTCAGCGGCGCGTCCAGGCCGATGTGCGCGCGCTCCTCGCGTACTCCGCTCTCGCCGTCGCTGAGCCCGAGACGGCCACCCTCGACGTGCCGACGACCGCCCGCTGGGCAGGACCGATTGGCATGGAGGACGAACTGACCGGCGACGGTCGCGCGATCCAGGGTGGTGCGCTGTCGTGGGACGTGTCGCCCGACAACCCGATCCCGATGCGCTACGTCACCGAGGACGTGGGCCTGCACGACGGCGCGGTGACCATCGGCAACATCGAGAGCCTGTCGCGCCGTGACGGCGGCGTCATCTGGGGCGAGGGTGACTTCGACATGGGCTCCGAGGCGGGCCGCGAGGCGTACCGCATGGTCAAGGAGCGCCGCCAGAACGGCGTGAGCATGGACCTCGATGACGTGTCGTTCGAGGTGCGCATCGCGTCCGAACTCATGGAGTCGGGCATGGGCCTCGACGCGCTGTTCATGGACGACGACGCCGAACTCCCGACCAACGACGACGGCACGGTGACCGTCGCCACCATCAACTCCGACGATGAGGTGATGCTGACGACGAGCGCGCGCGTGCGTGCCGCCACCATCGTCGCCGTCCCCGCGTTCGCGAACGCGCGGATCGAGGTCGTGGAGGAGGGCGACGAGGCCGACGAGGCTGACGCGACGCCTCCGGGCTCCGACGAACTCGCCGCTGTCACGGCTGGCGGCTTCCCCGTCGCGCCTCCGCGCGCGTGGTTCACCGACCAGCACCTCAGCGGCCCGACCCCGCTGACAGTCACCAAGGACGGCCACGTCTACGGCCACCTCGCGCTGTGGGGCACCTGCCACGCGAGCCACACCGCGGGCGGGCAATGCGTCACGCCGCCGAACAGCGCGAGCGACTACGCCTCGTTCCACACGGGCGCGCTCGTGCTGGACGACGGCTCCGAGATTGCCGTGGGCCACCTGACGATGGGCACCGGCCACGCCGCCGAGACGCTGACGCCTGCCGAGACAGCGGCGCACTACGACCACACGGGCACCGTGGCGGCTGACGTGCGCGCGTACGAGGACGGGTTCGGCATCGCGGTCACGGGCGGCATGCGTCCGCACCTGACCGCTGAGCAGGTGCGCGCCTTCCGCGCGGCTCCGCTGTCGGGCGACTGGCGGCGCGTGGGCGTCGCGCTCGAACTGCACGCGGCGCTGAGCGTCAACGTCCCGGGCTTCGGCGTCCCGCGCCCCTCGGGCCTCGTCGCTGGCGGTAACCTCAAGTCCCTCGTGGCCTCGGGCATCGTGGTCAACGTGGACGAGAGCAACGTGGCTGGCCTGAGCGACCAGGACGTGCGCTACCTCCGTTCGTTCATCGCCCGCGAGCGTCGCGGGGAACTCGACGCGCTGGCCGCGCGTCGCAACCGAGTCCGGGTGGCGGCATTCGCGCGCCGCCGCAACAAGAAGGGATGACCTGACATGGCCTGTGGATGCAACAAGGGCAAGACCGACGACAGCGCGGCGCGCACCCAGCGCGCGACCGCGAACGCGGCTCGCAAGACCTCGGAGCCCGCGCCGACGATGCAGGGCGCTCGTGTGCGCACGGTGCCCGTGATGCAGGGAGGCCAGCAGACGTTCAGCCTCCAGAGCGGCGACAAGACGGGCCGCTTCGGCTCGGCCCTGGAGCGCGACGCCGCCGCCGCGCGAGCACGCCTGCGGCGCTGACGACACGCCCGACCGCACGCCCGCGAGCACATCAATGCTCGCGGGCGTCGTCGTGTAGTGCTACAGTCGCCACTGCACACCCGGTTCGCCGGGACACCGGCTGGCGGGTGCACTCGGGCCGCGGTGATCGAACCCACGTTCTCACCGACCCTTGGAGCCCGACATGGCACCCACCAAGCGCCGCACCGCGCGGAGCATCATCTCGCTCGCGACCGCCTACGCCGACCAGGCCGACGAGTCGCTGACCATCCCGGAAGACCTCACCGTCCTCTCCGACGAGGAACTGGCCGCGCTGAGCACGAGCGCCAACGAGGCGTTCGACGCGCTCTACGGCGACGGCTCCGCGGTGCTCAGCACCGAGGAACTCCAGACCCTCTCCGACCTCACCACGGGCATCGAAGCGCTCGCCGCCGAGGAGGAGCGCCGCGAGGCTGAGACGGCTGAGCGCCAGAGCGCCGCTGAGGCGCTGGCCGCACGTCGCCAGGCGACGCTCGGAGCCGACGACACCGAAGGCGCGGCTGGCGCTGACGACGAGGACGCCGACGCTGAGGACGGCGAGGACGGCGAGGACGGCGAGGAGGACGAGCCCAACGCCGACGACGCCGACAACGCCGCCGAGACGGTCACGGCCTCCGCAGGCCGCGGCACCATCGCCATCAACCTGCGCTCGACGCGCGGGCGTGCGCCGAAGCAGAAGCGCGGCCCCAGCGGCCCCTCGGACAAGCCCAAGACCATGCGCGACTTCGCGTTCGCCGCGACCGAGGAACTCGGCCAGCCGATGAACGCGGGCATCACGCACGTCGAGGCCGGCCAGATGCTCTCGAAGCGCCTGGGCACCTTCCAGGCGTCGGCCTACGAGCAGGCGGCGCGTCGCGGCCAGCACATGCGCGAACAGCACCCGCTGATGACCTTCAAGCGGGACATCCCCGCCGACCTCATCGTGGCATCCGCCACGAGCGTCGAGGAGGCGTCCCAGGTCATCAACCGCGCCATCGACCAGAAGCGCCTCCCCGGTGGCGTGCTGACGGCGGCTGGCTGGTGCGCTCCCTCGGAGCCCATGTACGACATCTGCACCACGGCGAGCCGCGATGGCCTGCTCAGCGTGCCGGAGGTCGGCGTGAACCGCGGTGGCCTGCTCATCCCGCGCACCCCGTCCTACGCGGACCTCTACAGCGAAATCGGCTTCCACTTCACCGAGGCCGATGCCATCGCTGGCAACTACGCGGCAGGCGGCGCGGCGACCGCTCGCGCGAACGACACCGCCTACGACGCGGGCGACTACGTGGCCTTCGGTGGCGCGACGTTCGTGGCTGAGGTCGCGGGCACGTCGGGCGCGACCGTCCCGACCGTCCCGCCGCTCGTCGGCCTGACCGTCGTGGACGGCGGCGTCACCTGGCGGCGCACCGCGGGCACGCCCAACGTCGCGGGCTCGAAGCCGTGCTACGAGATGCCCTGCCCGACGTGGGACGACCTGCGCCTGGAGGGTGACGGCCTCTGCCTCACCGCCGACCTCATCCAGCAGAGGGGCTACCCCGAGGGTCTGGCGTGGGCGACGGAGAACGCGCTCATCGCGCACGACCACAAGATCAGCGCGTCGCGCATCAACAAGATGGTGGCGGGCTCGACCTCGTACGTGTTCCCCGGCGGCGAGGCGGGTGCCACGGCTCCGCTCCTCGCGTCCATCGAGGTCCGCGCCAAGGCCATCCGGTACAACGGTCGCCTCTCGCGCAACACCCTCCTCGAAGGCGTGTTCCCGTTCTGGGTGCGCGGCGTCATCCGCCAGGACCTGTCGGTCCGCCTCGGTGTCGACTTCCTGAGCGTCACCAACGCGCAGATCGACGCCTGGTTCACCCAGCGCGGCATCGTGCCCCAGTACGTGTACGACTGGCAGCCGATCCCCCAGGGCGCGACCTCGTGGCCCGCCACCATCTCGTTCCTGATGTACGAGGCGAGCGCCTGGATCGGCATCGTGGACGACATCGTGACGCTGAACACCGTGTACGACTCCACCCAGCTCGGCCAGAACAAGTACACGGCGCTCTTCACCGAGGAGGCCTGGAACCTGGGCCTGCGGTGCGGCGAGTCCGACGTGGTGACCGTGCCCATCTGCGCCAACGGTGCGACCGCCGCTGGCGAGGTGCTCGACTGCACCCTGGCCCCCGCCGCCTGAGAACGCTGACGACGACGAAAGGACGGTGAGCCAGCATGGCGCTGATTGCTCCACCTGCCCCCGTCGCCGCCCCGGCCCGAACGCCGCTTCCGTTCGGGCTGGGGAGCGTCCTCGGCTGGCGCTCCGGCGACCGATGGGAATCGGGCGTGACGTGGCAGTCCATCACGTGCGGCCCGGCGATGGGCCGCGGAGGCCCGGAGTGCGACCCCGAACAGGTCGTCGGACTCCCCAAGGACTTCTCGGGCGAACGCACGCTCGGGGAGGCGACCCCGTTCGTGGTGTACGGCCACGACGCCTGCAACATGATCGCGAACTCGTTCGAGGAGGCCCAGGCCTTCGCGACGAACCACCTCCTCGCTCGCGAGGAGGAGCGCGCGGAGCAGGCGCTGTGGACGGGCGACCTCGGCAACGTGCCGAACTTCTCGGGAGCCAACGGCGCTGACGCGCCGGTCGCGGTCGGGGACTTCATCGACCCGCTCGACGCGCTCAGCGCCGTGGAGCAGGGCATCGCTGAGAACTACGGCTCGCAGGGCGTGATTCACATGAGCCGCGCCACCGCGACGCTCCTGGGTAAGCACCTGGAGAAGCGCGGCGGTCGGCTCTACACCCGAGCGCTGGACACGCCCGTCGTGGCTGGCACGGGCTACCCGGACGGCTCCATCGTGGGCACCCCGGCCATGCTCGGCTACCGCGGCGACGTGCTCACCGCGTCGAACCGGCCTGGTGACCTCCTCGACCGCGCGGACAACACGCTCTATGCGGTCGCGGAGCGCGAGTACGTCATCGGCATCGACGCCTGCCCCATCGTGCAGGCCAACATCATCGAGGAGACGCCGTGAGCGACCCGACCAACACCGACGCCCAGACGGGCGACATGGACGCGCAGACGACGCCCGACGCTGGCGGTACGCCGCTGGCACCGGACGCCGCCGCTGTCACGCTCCCGGACGGCTCGACGCCGCCCGTGGGTGACGACGGCCTGGCCGTGCTGAGCGGCGACGAGGACGACGACGAGGCTCCCACGGAGCCCGCTGGTCACCGCCTCGGAGCCCGCTCGGGCATGAGCGCCTTCCGAGGACTCATGGCGAAGCGTCGCGAGAAGCAGGAGGCGCAGGCCGCGCGCGCTGAGGTCGCACCCGACACCGACGAGGAGCGGGCCGCGGCGCTCGCGCTCGCCGCGGAGAAGGGCTACACCGAGGCCGACCTGATCGACAGCGACGGGAACCCGCTCGACGTGGCTGGCATCCACAACTCGCTCCGCGTCGAGGGCGAGGAGGACGGCGCTGAGGACGGCGACGAGGGCTCCGGCTCCGACGACGGCGGCGACGCCGGATCGACGCCTGACGCGGCGGCTGTGGCCGCTGACGACGGCGCTGAGGATGTCATCGAGACGGCGCCCGGCACCGAGGACGAGCCCGCCACGGTCATCGAGGGCGAGCCCGTCGAGGAGGTCGTGGTCGAGGAGTCCGAGGAGGTCGTGACTGAGGAGGTCACCGAGCCCGAGGACGAGCCCGTCCAGCCCGCCGACGACGGTTTCGACCCGAGCGCGCACACGGTCACCGAGGTTCAGGCCTACCTCGGTGAGCACCCTGACCAGGCCACCTACGTCCTCGACCGCGAGCGCGCTGGCAAGGCGCGCGTCACTCTGATCGGAGCCTGACATGGCGACTCACTGCTTCATCCCGCTCCTGGGCAAGCGCCTGCGGGTCACGGAACTCGACTCGTGCGGGGCCGTGCCCACGGCGGCTACCCAACTCGCCACGGACGGCTTCGTCACCATGACGCTCTCGTCCGAGGTCGAGGAGGGCACCGAAATTATCGTCCGCAAGGCCAGCGGCGCGCTGTGCGTCAACGAGAAGCAGGCCGACTCGTTCAAGCGCTTCACGGTGGAGATTGAGTTCTGCGGCGTGAACCCGTCGCTCCTCGCGCTCGTCACCAACGCCGAGGAGTACGTGGACGGCGAGGACGTGATCGGCTTCACGGTGCCCGAGGGCGAGATCCTCAAGTGGTTCGCGCTCGAACTGTGGACGGGCCTGTCGGGCGTCGTCTGCGCTCCGGGCACCGAGGAGGCCAGCGGCTACATCCTCCTGCCGTTCGTGACGGCGGGCGTGCTGGGCGACATCGAGGTGACCGGCGAGGACGCGATCACGTTCACCATGACCGGTGCCGCGACCAAGGGTGGCAACGCCTGGGGCGTCGGCCCCTACGACGTGTACAACGCCGCGGGTGTGGCTGGCCCGCTCCCCGAGGCCATCGACCCGTTCGACCACCTGCTCATGATCGAGACGAACATGGCACCGCCGCCCGAGGCGTGCGACCCCGCACCCGTCCCGGTCGCGGCCTGATAGGAGCACCGCATGGCTGAGCCCGAAACGCTCGCCGCCGACGACGCCGCCGCCCCCGAGGCGGCGGCGCTCGTCGTTCCGGCAGAGCCTCCCGTCACCGAGGCGTGCCCGTGGCCCGTCGCCTACATCAACTGCGACACGGGCCAGTGCGACGCCTACGCCGCGTACGGCGACCAGGCCGAGCAGGCGCGCCTGTGGTTCGAGGCGATGGCGACCGACATCCTGTGGAACGCCACGGGCCAGGTGTTCGGCGTCTGCGATCAGGTCGTGCGCCCGTGCCGCGACGACTGCTCCGGCAACGCGCAGTGGGCCTCGACGTTCTGGGGCCGCGGCCCGGGCTTCGACCCCGGCTTCCCCCGCATGGGCATGGGCGGCGCGGGCACGGGCGGCTTCTACCCGGTGCTCGTGTCGGGCCAGTGGTTCAACATCACGTGCGGATGCCTCGGCACGTGCTCGTGCTCGCCCAGCGGCCCAGCGTCGCTCAGCCTCCCCGGCCCCGTGCAGAGCGTCGAGGAGGTCACCATCGACGGCATCGTGGTGCCGCCGACCGCGTACCGCATCGACCGCCAGCGCTGGCTCATCCGCACGGACGGCGGCGTGTGGCCGCGGTGCCAGGACATGAACGCCGCCGACGACGCGCAGGGGTCGTTCGTCGTGCGCTACCGCCGCGGCGTGCCCGTGCCCGCGATGGGCTCGGCGGCTGTCGGGCGGCTCGCGTGCGAACTCGCGCTCGCGTGGTGTGGCTCGGACGACTGCGCGCTCCCCGAGCGCATCCAGACCATCACCCGCCAGGGGCTCACCGTGGGCGTCAACACGAGCGACGTGGCCTGGGCGCAGACGGGCATCTGGGCCATCGACAACTGGGTGACGCAGGTGACCAAGCCGCGCCCGTTTGCGTCGGTGCGCTCCGTGGACATCCCGGTACGGTGATCGCATGGCCGCTCCCGACTTCAAGGCGTACCTGAATCACTACCGCGACCTCGTGGGCTCGACGCTGACGCCCACGCCTGGCAAGTTGTTCGTCCAGCCAGGCGAGCAGGTCGCGTGGGATCAGTGCGACTGCGACGGTCAGGGGTGGTCGCGGCTCGTGCGCGCTGAGCCCGTCTACGGCCAGGCCAAGGCCAACGGCATCCCGTGCGTCGTGCGCTGGGACGTGCAGTTCGCCGTGGGCGTGCTGAGGTGCGTCACCGGCCCGAATAACAAGGGCACGCCCCCGAGCGGCGCGACGATCAACGCTGAGGGGCTGGCGTTCGCGGACGACATGCTCGCGCTCATGACCGCCATCGAGTGCGACCAGTACGTGAACCGCGTGCTGGAGGCCGTGCCGCTCGGACCCGAGGGTGGATGCGCGGGCTCCGAGGTGCGCTTCATCGTGCGCGTCCAGCCGTGCTGTGGGTGAGACATTGTGGCCGTCAAGATCACGATTCATCGCGGCAAGGTCATCGAGGTAGTCGGCCCCATCGCTGAGCGCGCGGCCTACCTCGCGGCGCAGAAGGCGCGCGGCTACGTCATCAGCGAGATTCAGAAGGCGGGCCGCGTGGACACGGGCCGCATGATCGCGGGCCTCCAGGTGCGCAAGGTCGCCAGCGGCCCGCTCCTGCGCCGCTTCGAGGTGTCGTCGTCCGCGCCGTACACGATGTTCCAGAACGACGGCACGCGAGCGCACGGGCCGCGCAACGCCGAGTTCATGGTGTTCACGCCCAAGGGTGGCGGCGGCATCGTCTTCGCGAAGTGGGTCAAGGGCGTCCAGGGCGCTCACTTCATGGAGAAGGGGCTGGCGCGAGTGCGTGTGGCCGATTATGTGGGCTGAGCGGCCCAGCGTGAGGCGCTGAGCGCCGATCTGCGGCTCCCGGGTGTCAGCGGACGGTGACGCGCTCCCGACGCCTCACAGCGGCGCACAGGGCGTCTAACCCGGGTTGGTGCTACGCTCGCGGTCATGGCAGACTCCGAGACTCCCCCCGTCCAGCCCGCGCGCCGCGTCGTCACGACACGCAAGAAGGCTCCGCAGGACCGCCAGGCCAAGAAGCCCACCGCCGCTGAGGCTCAGGCACAGGCCGCGGCTCCCATCATCGACATCGAGGCCGACAGCAACGACATCCCCGTCCGCCTCGTCGGGCAGGACTACATCGCGCACCGGCCCAAGGCCATGCTGGCGATCCGGCTGGGCGAGCGCGTGAACGCCGCGTCGCTCGACATGAACGACCTCCCGGCGCTGGTCGAGACGATGAACGAGTTCATGCGCCTCATCTTCGGCACCGAGACGGGCGCGCTCATCATGGCGCGACTCGAAGACCCGGACGACAAGATCGACCTCCCGCACCTCCAGCAACTCGTCAACCGCATGGTGGAGGTCACGACCGGACGCCCCCCTACGTCGCCCAGCGCCTCGCGGGCCTAGTCGTCGCGCGCTGGGAGGACTTCAACGGCTACGCGGTCGCGCACGGGCTGGCCGACCTGCGCACGCTCGACATGAGCGGCCTCCTCGACTTCGGCTGGTATCTGACGACCCGCAACGGCTCGCCCGAGAGCGTCGAGAAGTTCAAGCGGAACCTCTGGATGCCGCCGAAGGGCGTCGCTCCCGACCGGCGCTCGCCGTGGAGCCCGGAGAACGAGACAGCGGCCTTCCAGGCCGTGAAGGCGCTGACGACGGGCAACGCGCCCAAGGCCATCACCGCAGGCCCAGCGCCGTCCATGCGCGAGCGCGCCGCCGCCGCGAAGCCCGCATCGTAGTCATCAGCGGCCTGTCGCGGTAGCCTGGGGGCGGCAGGACGACGCCTTTACCGTCTGCCGAAGCATTCGCATGCTCGGCAGGAGGTGACATGGCAGGCGACTCGATCGGCACAGCGTCCATCGAAATCGAGGCTGACGCTGACGACTTCGACAGCGACGTTCGCAAGAAGACCGCAAACTCCAAGGCGCTCGGTCAGGAGGCCGGTAAGGGTGTCGGTGAGGGGTTCAAGGCCGGTCTGACCGTCCTCGTCGGAGAAGCCCTCCTGGAGATGGGCAAGATGGCGGCGGGAGCCGTCAAGGACTTCGTGGTCGGCGCGACCAACGCCGCGTCCGACCTCCAGGAGACAGCCACCGCCATCGAGGCCGTGTTCGGTGCCGAGAGCGCGGCGAACATCCAGCAGTGGGCCGCGTCGTCAGCCACGGCGCTCGGGCAGAGCCAACAGCAGGCGCTCGACGCCGCCAAGACCTTCGCCGTGTTCGGCCAGAGCGCGGGCCTCGCAGGCCCAGCGCTGGAGGGCTTCTCGACCGACCTCACCAAGGCCGCGTCGGACATGGCGTCGTTCCACAACGCCGACCCGTCCCAGGTCATCGAGGCCATCGGCGCGGGCCTCCGCGGCGAGTCGGAGCCTCTGCGCCAGTTCGGCGTCCTGATGGACGATGCCGCGCTCAAGGCCGAGGCCATGAAGCAGGGCATCTACGACGGCACGGGCACGCTCACGCAACAGCAGAAGGTGCTGGCGGCGCAGGCGCTCATCCTCGGCCAGGTCGGCGCGGCCACCGACGACTTCTCGGAGACGAGTGGCGGGCTCGCGAACCAGCAGAGGATCATGGCCGCGCAGTGGGCCAACCTCCAGGCGAGCATCGGCCAACTGTTCCTGCCCGTCGCGCAACTCGCGACGACAGCCATCAACGGCATCCTCGAATCGCTGATCCCGCTGAGCCAGGAACTCGTCGGCAAGGTCGTGCCGTCCATCCAGGCGTTCGCTGACACGCTCCTCGGCGCGTTCTCGGAGGGCGGCATCTCGGGCGTGCTGAGCACGCTGTCCACGATGCGCGACGGCATCATCGAGAACCTGATCGGCATGCTCCCGGGCATAATCGAGGGCATCGCGTCGTTCCTGCCGACCGCTGTGGGCGCGATCATCGACTCGTCGGTGTCGATGTGGACGGGCATCATCACGGCCCTCACCGCCGTCATCCCGGAGGTCGTGTCGGCGCTCGGTGCCGCCATCCCGCAGATCCTCACCGGCCTGCTCGCCGCCGTGCCGCTGATCCTCGCTGGGGCTCAGCAGATGTTCACGGGGATCGTCACCGCGCTGACGACGATCATCCCGCAACTCATCACCACGATCACGACGCTCATCCCGCAGATCATCACGGCTCTCATCACGGCGCTCCCGCTCCTGATCCAAGGGGCCATCTCGCTGTTCCAGGGCATCATCACCGGGCTCTCGACAGCCATCCCGCTGATCGTGTCCGCGGTACTCGAACTGCTCCCGATGCTCGCGACCACGCTCGTCAGCATGCTCCCGTCCCTGGTCGAGGCGGCGCTCCAACTGTTCATGGCGCTGGTGCAGGGCGTCATCCAGATCGCCCCGGACCTGATCGTCGCGGTGCTCGAACTGCTCCCGCAACTCATCACCACGATCATCGGGATGCTCCCCGACATCATCAACTCCGCGATCACGCTGTTCCTCGGGCTCGTGACCGGCATCATCGAGGCGCTCCCGGACATCCTCGTCGCCGTGCTGAGCATGCTCCCGCAGTTCATCGCGACGCTCCTCGGGATGATCCCGCAACTCATCTCCGCGGCGATCACGCTGTTCCTCGGGATCGTCCAGGGTGTGCTCCGCGCGGCCCCGCAAGTCATCTCAGCCTTGCTCGGGCTCATCCCGCAGATGGTGTCCGCGCTCGTGTCGGCGGCTCCCGATCTGCTCGACGCTGGCATCCAGGCGATCCAGGGCTTCATCGACGGCATCCTCTCGATGGCAGGAGCCGTCTGGGATGCGATTGTCGGCGTCATTGAGGGTGCCATCGGCGGCGTGCTCGATTTCCTCGGCATCGCGTCCCCGTCGAAACTCCTCAAGGGCTACGGCAAGAACACGATGCAGGGGTACATCGAGGGCGTGGACGACATGGCGGCGGACGCTCAGAAGGCGCTCACCGACGCGATGGCACCGCCGCCCGCTCCGTCGCTGGAGCCGAGCCTCAACGCGCTCGGTCGCCCGGGTGCGACGACACCCGGAGCCGCTGGCGCGCAGAGCCCCTACGGTGCGGCAGGATCGGGCGCGGGCATGCCGCCGACAGCGCCGCAGGACATCGACATCAACGTCATCGGTGACCTGCACCCGGAGCGCACCGCTCGCGCCGTCGCTGACACGCTCGCAGAGAAGGTCGCCGTGGTGGCGGCATGAGGAAGGTGAACCGTGCTGGATGAGTACCTGGCCCTCGGGGGCGTCGAACTCGGGAACAACGCCCGGGCGAAGGCGTATGCCTCCTGCCTGCCGTGCTGTGCGGGCCTGCTCAAGGGCGGCGTGTGCACAGCGCTCCACGACGCCACGACGGGCTACACCGACGCCGTGCGCGAGTGGCAGACCACGTTCACCAACATGTACCCGTATCCGTCGTTCGAGGCCGCGCTGGGGACGAGCGAGGTTCGCCGGAACGAGTGCACGAACCCGATGCCCGCGAGCATCGGGGGCGGCACTCCGAACGGCTGGGCGGGTGCAACGGCGCTCATTGCGGCACCCTGGGATGCCTCGCGCACAGCGGCACGAGTGACAGCGAACGGCGCGAGCACGCCCTACATCTTCTCGGCATCGTCCAATCGAGCATTCGCCGTGGGTGACATCATCACGATCCGCGCGAAGGTGCGGGCCAGCAAGGGCTTCACGTTCCGCCCGCACATCCGTACCGGCAACTACTACTTCCCGCAGTCGGTGATCGTGAGCAACGCCGACGCGCCGACGTGGCGCGAGGTCGTGCTGACGTTCACCACGGACCGAGCCATCGCCGCCGCTGACGGCCTGGACGTGTCGATTGTTTCGACCGCGGGGGCGGGCGTCGTCGGTGAGTTCCTGGACATGGGTGACGTGCTGATCGAGAAGGTCGAGAACGTCGCGCGACAGGATCCGTACTTCGACGGCGGGATGAGCCCGGACGCCGACCTGACCGCATCGTGGCTGAGCGGCGCGAACGTGAGCGCATCCATCCTGAGCGGCGTCCGCCCGATCGTGGGGACGAACGGAACCATCGTCGCGGTGCGCTCGGGCCAGTGGTCCGAGACGGGCGTCTACAGCCTCCGCCTGATCCCGCGCTACGCGACTGCCGGGAGCGGATACTTCGACGTGTTCTCCGTTGGAGCGCTGGAACGCGGCAAGACCTACACGGCCATCGCGCTGGTGCGCAAGACGGTCGCCTCTCCCAACAATCGCGGCGGGCTCCTGTACGTGGGTCAGGAAGGCGGCTCCTCCGCGCAGATGTACGCGCCGAACGCGGCAGGCGAGCACGAAGTCAGGATCACGTTCACGGTGGGGGCGACTGGCTATGGGTATCTGCGCGTGTACCACGGCGGCGCCGCAGGCGAGCCGGATATCTGGTTCGATGACCTCGCCGTGATCGAAGGCAACTACACCGGGCCGTACTTCGACGGGCGCTCGACGCCGCCGAGCCTCGACCCCTCGACGTGGCGCACCGTGTGGGCTGGCACGGAGGACGAGAGCGCGAGCGCGCTCCAGGAGAACGTCATCCTCACGCCCGCCGAGAGCGACGAGCCGCCGTACTCGTGCGGCGACCTGTCGTTCGCGCCGTGGTACGACCAGAGCAACCCGTTCAGCCAGCAGTTCGGCGGCTTCTACCTGCTCAGCGTCAAGGGCATCACGGACGGCACGATGACGGCGGGCGTCACCGAGTCGGTCGGCTACGGCGGCGTCATCGGCTCGCCGCACTACGCGACGCGCTCGGTGCGCGTGCGCACCATGCTGATCGGCTGTGGCCGCGCCGCGACGCACTACGGCCTCGCGTGGCTCAAGGCCGCGCTGGGTGAGTCGTTCTGCTCGCGGCACGGCAACGCCTGCGGCACGAGCGACCTCGCGTTCTTCATCGACTGCCCGCCCGCGCTGGAGCCCGGTGAGACGGACTACGCTGCGGCCACCGCGCCCTACCGGCGCTACCTGCACGATGTTGCCTGCACGTCGTCCCCGATCATCGCTGAGGAGTACGAGACGGTCAGCGGCGCTTACGTCGTCGTGGTCGAGTACATCCTCACGGCTGAGTCGCCGTTCGTGTGGGGTCAGACCTTCGAGGCCGAATCGACGGGCGCTGTGCTCACGGCCTACGACGACATCCCGTTCAACCTCATGCGCCGCCCTTCGGGCGAGGAGGGCGACGGCGTGCCCGCTGTCGTGGCGACGCAGTACGCCTACAACGGCTCAGCGGAGTACGGCGGCTCCGCGAGCGCTCTGCCGACCGGCTGGGCGCGCACAGCGGCGAACATCAGCGCGGGCCTGACGGATGCGAAGTCGTCGGATATCGCCGCTGTCGGCCCGAACTCAGCGCGCGTGCGCCTGCTCGCGACGGGCACGGTCACGGACGGGTCGATCCGGCTCTACTACGACGTGCCGCTCGGCACCGTGCCCGCGGGCTCCGCGCCGTCCATCTCGATCTGGGCCGCGGCGCTCGTGTTCGCTGGCACGCCGACGACCGATCCCATCTCCGCTGAGGTCGAGTGGCGCACAGCGTCCGCGACCGTCTCGACAGCGCCGCTCGGCCAGATTCCCGTCAACGGCGGCAACATCTCGGCCCCCGGCCTCACCAAGCCGCCCACGGCGACCGTCGCGCGCATCGCGGTCACCCTCCCCAACATCGACGCCGTGTCCGGTGACGACATCCGCCTCTACGCCGACGCCTTCGGCCTGACCGTTCCGTAGGAGGGGACATGGCTACCTACGACAAGGGCACCGGCTCTGCGGGCACCCTCCGAATCAACGTCACGTACTCGCAGGACTACTCGTCCGACACCACGACCTACAACTTCTCGTTCCAGGTCATCAACACCTCCAGCCCGACGTTCTCGGGCGGCATCGGCTGGTCGGGCAACGCGGCGGGTGTGGGCCACAGCGGGTCGTTCGCAGTGTCGGGCGCGGGCACCTACACGCTGTGGGCATCGGGTCGCGGCCCCATCGCGCACGACGGCAACGGCAACCTGGGAGCGGCCTACCGCCGCTTCTACTTCACGATGAACGACTCGAACACGAGCGGACTCGGTGGGCCGACGACCATCGACATCTACGTGCCCGTGGCGCGCATCCCCGAGGCTCCGGGAGCGGGTGGCGCGGTCACCGTGTCGAACCTCACGCCGACCGGCGCGCGCTTCACCTGGCCCGCGTCGTCGCGCGGCCACGCCGACATCACCGACTACGGCCTCTACGTCTCCAAGGTGTCGAACTTCTCCAGCCACGTCTACCAGGACTGGGTGGGCACGAGCCGCACGCGCGACCTCAACATCTTCGACCCGGGCACGACGTACTACACCCGTGTCCGCGCCCGCAACGCTGACGGCATCGGCGGGTACGGCCCGACGACCTCGTTCACCACGCTCCCGAGCACGCCACCGACGCTCGTGTCCGTCACACCCGACGCGACGGGTAAGCAGGCCGTGGTCGTCATGACGCCGCCCAGCGGCATCTCGTCGGTGGACTCGTACACGATCCAGCGCCGCACCCCTGGCGGCTCGTGGACGAACGCGGCGACGGGCTCAGCGAACCCGACGCAGACCATCACCAGCCTCACTCCGGGCCAGACGTACGAGTGGCGCGTCACCGCGGCCATCGGCTCCTACACCACGCCGACCTCGAACGTCATCACCCGCACCCAGCCCCAGCCGAACGCCTCGCCCGGGTCGTTCTGGAACGGCGACACGACCGACACGCCCACGACCAACTACACGTGGACGAGCACGGCGGGCGCGAGCACGTCGCAGGCGCAGACGCTCACGGGTGGCGCTGTCGGCTGGCTGTCGGGCGCTGAGGCTGTCGTGGACTCGGGCGGCTCCGCCGCGCAGTACCAGATCGCGGGCGGCATCGAGCCCAACGGCAACTCGGGCGACTGGGCTGTCCAGTACGTCATGCTCACCGCGGCGACGGACAACGGCTTCCGCGGCGGCACCGACGGCGTGGACGGCTGGGCGGCTGTCACGGTCGGCGGCTTCTACATGGGCTCCATCTGGGTCGAGGCGTCGCGCGCTCGCATGCTCGCGGCGATGTGGGTCTGGTACAACGCCAGCGGCGTCGAGATTGGCACGTCCATCGGCACGGCGACAAACGTGGCCGCGGACACGCCGACGCGCCTGAGCGTGCTCGCGCAGGCTCCCGCTGGCGCTGTGCGCGGCGCTGTCGTGTTCACCGACCCGCCCAGCACGTCGATGATGGCGGCTGGCGACACGGTGACCGCTGACGCCGCGATGGCGAGCACGGGCACGCTCTACCCGTACTTCGACGGCGACACCGAGAGCACGGCGCAGTTCATCTACGGCTGGGAGGACGAGCAGTACATCTCGCCGTCGTTCCGCGAGGCGATCCCGCAGGCTGAGCAGAACCCGCTCCAAGACCCGAACTGCCCGCCGCTCCCGATCCCGCCCGCGCCGCCCGCCATCGAGGACGACTGCATCACGCCTATCGGCTCGTGGCGGCGCACGTGGTACACCATCGACGCGGGCCTCGTGCCCGAGCACCTAGCCGCGGCTCCGACCGTCACGCTCCAGACGTTCGGTGAGGCCGAGAGCCAGGTGCGCATCCGCTGGTACGCGAACCCCGACTGCACGCCGCCGCTGGACTTCGACCCGGCCTCGTGGGAGTTCGAGCAGGTGGTGACGTTCGTCCCGGCCAACACGACGATGACCCTGGAGGGCGTGTCTCAGCGCGTGTGGGCCGAGGTGCCCACGGGCACGCCCGCCATCGCCGCCGACAGCCTCCTGCGCGGCACGGGCGGCGTGCCCGCGACGTGGCCGACCATCTCGTGCGGCATCTGCTGGCTCATCAGCCTGGACACCGCGCTGGACTCGACCCCCGGTAACCTCGTCGTGACGGCTGGACTGACGGTGAGGGAATGACGTGGCAGACGGACGGTACGGCCCCTGCATCTCGAACCACCGCGTGTCGATCAAGGATCGCGGTGGTTCGAGGCATGTCGAGAACCTCGTGGACATCGGCTCCATCGAATGGGGTCGCAAGCGCGATTCCAAGTCGTCGGCGCAGTTCACGCTGAACGGTCGCGCGTGCGAGGAGCAGGCCGACATCGTGCGCGCCGTCGCCGCCGCCACGGGCCGGTACGAGGTCGTCATCCACCGCGGCACCGACCGCGTGTGGGAGGGGCCACTTCGCCGCGTCGAGACGGTGCGCGACAACGCCATCTTCCTCGCCACCGACGTCAAGGAGTACATCGACCACACGTCGCTGACCAAGGCGTGGCCGAACTCGGACGGCGGCGGGCCGACGCTCATGGGCGAGCGCATCGAGCAGATGCTCACGTACGAACTCACCGAGCCCTACACCATGCTGACGAACAGCGGAGCAGTCGAGGTGCCGCGCTGGGAAGCGCTCGACCCGCCGATCAATGTCCTGCCGTTCCTCGTCGTCTACCCGGGGACCGTGCTCACGCGCTCGTCCACCGAGGAGTTCGAGATGAAGTTGGGCGAGCACATCGACAACCTCGTGGACGGCGGCATGGACTTCACCGTCGTCGGTCGCCGGATGATCTTCTGGGACTCGGCGCTGAGCATCGGGCAGACGCGCATGCTCACGGACGCCGACTTCCTCGGTGACATCCGGGTGATTCGCGACGCCTCCCAGCACTGGGACATCTCGCACCTGTCGGCGTCGCAGAGCAACGAGGACACGGAGCGCGGCGTCGGGCACGCGGGCGTGCCGAGCGCCTACTACGGCGTCTGGGAGAACATCGTGTCGATGCAGTCGGAGGAGGGCACCGACGAGCCGACTCAGACGGAGCTCAACAGCCAGGCCCAGCGCGACATCACGCACCGCACCCCCGTTCCGCTCGAGGTGCGAGTGCCCGATGGCGTCGGCATCCGGCTCACCGACGACCTCACGATCCAGCACCTCGTCCCGGGCGTCGTCATGCCGGTCACGACGGCGAAGAACATCCAGGTGGTCACCCAGCCTCAGCGGCTCGATGAACTCAAGGTCGTGGAGACAGCGCAGGGCGAGGTCATCACGGTCACGCTCAGCCCGTTCGGACAGGCGGTGGCATGATGGCGCGTCCAGCCGTTCGCACCGAGGAGGGCATGCTCGGCTCGATCCTCCGCCGCCTGACGCTCGTGGAGCGCCGCGTGTCGAAGACCCCGAGCGGCCTCCCGGCTCGCCTCGGCCCCGAGGGGCAGGAAGCCCTCGACTGGAACGACGCGCTGTTCCCGGGCTTCTACTGGAGCGACACGGGCGCGGCTCACGCGCCGTTCGCTGACCGCTTCGTCGGGGAGGTCTACGTCATCAGCGGCGGGCCGCTCGCGGGCCGTGTCGTGCAGGAGGTGCGCCTCCCGACCAACGGCGGCACGGGCCGCAACACGTGGCGGCGCACCTACGACGGCACATGGGGGCCGTGGAGGCTCGTCGGCGGCAACGGCGAGGGCACGGCGGCGATGCGCGCCGCGACGACGCCGCGCTACTGGGACTTCTGGCAGGACACGGACGGCACGCAGGCGCTCTACGTCGGCAACAAGACGGGCGGCTGGCGGCAGTTCTCCGGCGTGTACGCCGCGCCGAGCAAGGCGTGGGACTCGTCGGGCGGTAGCATCTGGGCGCGCTCCGACAACTACACCATCCCGACCGTGCTGGAGGCGAACGAGTACCTCCAGATCACGCCGATTGCGCTCGGCACCGGATATGCGGCGCTCGGCGTCGTCAGCATCATCCGCAATCCGACCAACACGACGGTGGGGGTGCGGCTCATGCAATTCTTGGCAGGGACGACTCAGAACTACACGTTCGCCTGGCAAATCATGCAGTACACGTAATCGAAAGGAACCCCATGCCTTCCACCTCTGAGCACATCGCCGCACGCGACGACCTCGACCTCCAGATGAGGCTCATCGCCGCCGCTGAGCAGATGGGCGTCCCCAACGCCCAGTCCGCCGTCGTCACGAACCTCGGCTCCCTCATCTCCCACACCGTCACCGTCAACGGCGAGGACACGAGCCTGGCGAAGGTGCACGCTTACGCCGCGGGCGTGCGTCGCGACCTCCTCGCGTCCGAAGCGGCCATGCCGCCCGGGCTCAACCCCGGAGCCGTCACGGACGACCACCTGCGCGCGGCCATCGAGGCCGTCGTCCAGTCGGAGCCGAGCGCATGAGCGGCGTCGGCGAGTGGAACGAGGTCGAGATACGCGACGCCTTCGGGCGCGTCGTGGGTCGCGAGGGATCGTTCACCGTGGACGTGCCGCTGGAGGTCGCGCAGAACGGCGGCACGATCCTCGCGCCTGACGGCTCCCTCATCACCGTCACCCCGGACCCGGAGGACGGACGCATCACCGGACAGAAGGTGCTCTCATGACCGACATCCCCAACTACCTCGACACCATCCCGCCCGCCGACCAGGAGCAGATCAAGGCGTCGCTCCTCCAGTGGCAGGAGGAGGGTCAGGAGAACCCGATGATCCCGCTCGACGGCGACGTGGACGGTGATGGCGTTGCGGACGCTTTCGCGCTCGACTCGTTCGGGAACCTCGTCATCGTCCCCGCCGTCCCCGTCGCTGACACCGTGAGCGTGTCCACGGGCTCGGGCGTCGAGACCGACAGGGAGGGAGAGACCGATGGCTAACTGGGTGTTCCGCGACGGCGCGCGCCTGACGCCGTGGATGAAGTACCAGATCGACAGGCTCAGCGCGGCCATGTTCGCGATCTTCGGCGTGCGCGTGATCGTGTCGTCGGGCGTGCGCACCGACGCGGAGCAGGAGGCAATCTTCCGCGCTCGGTACGTCACGGCGGGCAACGTCCGAGGCCGCAGGGTCTACGACACGCGCTGGTGGAACGGCCAACTCTGGTATCGCATCTCCAGCGCTGGCACCGTGGCCGCTCCGGGCACGTCGAATCATCAGATTCGCGGCACCCGCGGCGCTGTGGACATCCGCGACACGGGCTCCGACGCGGGCATCATGACAGCCTCGTCCGCTCGTGGGCGCTGGATCCGCCAGCACGCGCACGAGTACGACCTCGTGGCCGAAGGCGACGGCTTCGGAGAGGGCTGGCACTTTGCCGTGCTCAACGTCTACAAGACCCCGCCAGGAGGCGGCGGCACCGTCACACCACCGAAGGAGAAGGACATGTTCCGGCAGTACCACCGCGAGGACGCGACGGCTCGCGCGAAGGGCCGCACGCTGGCCCCTGGCGCGGCGTTCTACCTCCACACCACGAACGGCGCGCCCACGCACAACGCCACCAACATCGTCGGCGGGATCGGAGACTACGACTTCGCCCTGCACGTCTACGCGGAGGGCAAGGTCGGGGACATCCTCGAACTCGTGCTCCTGTGGGACGACACGACGACGGGCGGAGCGCACAGCCCGCACTACACCGAGGTCATGCAGTTCATCGACCGCGGCGACGGTGTGGGCATCATCCGCGCCAACATCCCGTTCCAGCGCTCCGTGGCGCGTGGGTACGCGGTCTACGCGCGGCTGTCGGCGGGTGACCTGAACGACGCAAACGCGAAGGTCACGCTCCTCGACTCGGACGCTCTGCTCCACCAGTGATGTATAGCGGTCTTCCGGCAGGACACCGCAGGGTGGTCAAGACCACCCTCGCGTCAGCCTGGCTCCTCTCGACAGGGGCTGGGCTGTCGGCGTTGTTCGACCCGCGTGTGAGCGTCGAGGCGCTCGGCTACCTCGGCACCGCCATCTCTGGCGGTCTGCTCGCGCTCGCCACGCTCGTCGCCGTCGCTGGTGTCCTGTTCGGTCGCTACCGCTGGGAGTGGATCGCGGCGTGGGCGTCGGCCATCGCGCTCGTGCCGTACGTCGTCACGCTGTGGGCCTTCACGCTCGCGATCAGCGGCACGAACGCGGGCCAGACGTTCCTCGTGTCGTCGCTCGCCGCGTTCTACGCCACCCGCATCGCGCTGTGCTCAGCACACGCCGCGAAGCTCCGCGAGGTGCACGCCGCGACGACGGCGGTCATTGACTTGGTAACCGAGGGGGAACCGGATGCTGGTGATAGCCGCCCAGACCGTCAGTGACGCGACAGTCCCGTGGCTCACGCCGACCATCGCCATCCTCACCATCGTGCTCGGGGGCGGCGGCGTCGCGGCACTGCTCAAGGTGCGGCACGACAAGCGCATGGGGGTTGCTCAACAGGAGACAGCAGAGGATGATGCTCTGTCGAACCGCTGGAAGAGCATCATCGAGGCGCAGACCGTCAGCCTCCTCACGCCGATGGCGGGGCGGCTCGCGACGCTGGAGACGACCGTCGCTCGCCTGGAGGGGGAACTCACGGAGAGCCGCAAGAAGTACTGGGGGGCCATCGGGTACATCCGCACGCTGAACAACTGGATCGCACGCCACCTGCCCGAATCCATCGAGCAGGTTCCCCCTCCTCCCGCCGTCCTGGCCGAGGACATCTGAAAGGAACAGCATGAACATCATCACCCTCACGCTGTCGAACGGCGTCTGGGCCGACGCGGGCGAAGCCCCGGTCGTGTCCGTGTCGTTCGACTGGCCGCTCATCGTCGGAATGCTCGTGTCCGTCGTGCTCCCGCTCGTCGTCGGACTCGTCACCAAGACGATCACCAACAGCGGCACCAAGGCCGTCATCCTCGCCGCGCTGTCCGCGCTCACGGGCCTCCTCACGGAACTCGGAAACGCGCTCACAGCGGGCACGACCTACAACATCGGCATGGGCCTCGTGTTCGCACTCGCCGCATTCCTCGTGGCTGTGGGCATGCACTTCGGCATCTACAAGCCGACCGGCGCGAGCACGGCGGCGCAGAAGGCGCTGGGCGGCGACGTGCGCCCGCCTGACACGCTCTCGGGCTCTGGCGGGCCTGTCAGCCCGTCCACTCGGTTCTGACGCCTCACAGCGGCGCGTAGGGCTCCTCGCACATCGCGGGGAGCCTTTCGTGTTGCCTTGGGCCGGGTGCCCGTCGTAACGTTGTCGCTGTCAGGCATACAACGAAAGGCAGATCATGACCGCGCAGGCCACCTCGAAGGCGCTCCTCGACACGCTCCGCTGGGAGTCGTCGCGCACCGACCCCGACCAGAAGCCGCTCCGCACCGTCGAGTGGGCGGCCATCGCGCTCAACGACACCGCCGCGGGGGCCGCGCGCTACCACGCCGCGTTCGAGAACATCCGCCTCCCGGAAGACCTCAAGACGCTCGTGCTCGACCCGAACGACGTGGCCGACGCCAAGGCCAACGGCCACGCGCGGCGCTCCATCCGCTCCGTCGCTCACCGCATGGAGGCGCGAGGCCGCACGCCGCTCCTCAGCGAGTGGGTCGGCATCCTCGCGGAGCGCTACCCGGACGGCGCTGACGCGCTCCGTGAGGCGGTCGCGCTGTGACCGGCGCTGACGAGTTCCGCGAGCCGCTCCCCGACGACCTCGGACGCCCGCGCCGCGACCACAGCGCGACAGCGGGCATCATCGTCGGCGGCGTCCTGCTCGTGCTCACGGTCGGCCTGCTCGTCGTCGCCATCACCGCGTACTCCTGATCCCTGCGCGTCGCGCTCGCACATGCGGCGAGCGCGGCACGGGCGGATCAGCCCATCCATCGAATGAAAGGCAGTTCACCATGCGCAAGGTCATCAGCGGAGCCATCGCGGCTCTGCTCGTCGCGGGAGGCGTCGCGCTCGCGGCTCCAGCCGCCAACGCCACGGGCGGAACGGAGCAGTGCGTCCCGTCCGAAGCGATCCCCGCGTGGACGGAGGTGACGCCCGACATCGAGCACCCCGCCGTGTACGAGACGGTGGAGGTCACGCCCGCCGTCGAGGGGTCGCCCGCCATCTGGGCCAACTTCTCGCCCAACGACCAGCACGCCACGTTCGTCGGCCCGCCGACGTACCCGACCGACGAGCGCGGCACGTGGCACGACCACGGCACGCTCCCTCCGGGCCAGGCGGGTGAGGATGGCGTCTACGCCAACGGCAACCCGGACAAGGGTGGCAACTGGTTCTACCGCCAGGCCGCTGTCGAGGCTCAGCCCGCCGTCACCGAGGAGCGCCTGGTGACCGAGGCGTACACCGAGGACGTGCCCGACATCGAGCACCCCGCGGTGCCCGCTGTGACGTGCGAGGAGCCGCCGCCCGCTGTGACCGCGGAGCAGTGCTACAGCGTCGCGGTCGGCCCGCACAGCACGAACCTCGACCCGAACGGGTGGACGTTCACCGAGACGCGCGCCACGGGTCACAACGACTACGTGGAGGGTGGCCTGCACGTCTACACCGAGGGAGCGACCTCGACCGACAAGGCCGCGGGCTACATCGGCGCATCGTTCGACCTCGCGGACGCGGGGCTGGGCTTCGGCCTGACGCTCACGAACGCGAGCGGCGGCACCCCCGGGCTCCAGATGCTCGTGGACCTCGACGCTGACGGCGACGCTGAGGGCTTCCTCGTGCACGAGCCCGTCTATGGCGCGGACACGCTGTGGCTGTCGGCCAACTGGGGCGGCGCTGACCTGTCGGGCGCTCCGACCGCTGTGAACGGCGGCGGCACCGGCAACGGCGGGCACATCAACGACTGGCTGGCTGAGTTCCCGGACGCGAGCGTGTCGGCCATCGGCTACTCGCTCGGCTCGGGAGTCAAGGGCGACGTGACCATCACGTCCATCGTCGTCGGGTGCACCTCGTACACCTTCGACCACGAGGAGCCCGTGGTGATGCCCGAGGAGCCGGAGCCCGTGGTGACGGTCGAGGAGGTCGAGACGGTGGACTGCGAGGCTGGCACCGTCACGACGACGACCACGACGACCACGCAGGGCTGGGTCTACGACGAGGCCACCAACTCGTGGGTCGCCGCTGAGCCCGTCGAGGAGGTCACGTCGTCGGAGCGTCCCGCAACGGCTGAGGAGTGCCCGGTCGTCGTGACGCCGACGCCTGAGCCCGAGGAGCCCGTGGTCACGCCGGAGCCCGACGTGACGCCCGCTCCCGTCGCGGCTCGCACGACGACGGACGGCCTCGCGCAGACCGGCTTCGACGGCTTCGGCACGCTGTGGGCGCTGACGGGCGGCGCGCTCGCGCTCGCCGTGGGTGCGCTCCTGACCGTGCTCGGCCTGCGTCGTCGCCAGGTCCGCAACGAGGGCTGATCCCTGCGGCTCATCACCTTGTCGGCTTCGGCTGGCAGGGTGGTGGGTCGGGAGGCTCAGACATGGAACACGTGCTCAGACTCGATTGGACATCGCCGCCGCTCACCGAGAACGATCGACACAACCGCTGGGAGCGGGCGCGCCGCGTCAAAGACACGCGCCTCGTCACGGCTCTGTGGGGCCGTCGCATCCGTGGCGCTGAGCGCGTCGAGGTGACGCTGGTCTGGGTCGTCGCTGACGCTCGCAAGAGGGACGAGGACAACGTGGTCCCGACGCTCAAGGCGCTCTGCGACGGCCTCGTGGACGCGGGTGTGGTCGCTGACGACACGCCGCGGTACATGGTCAAGAACATGCCGCGCATCGTCCTGGAGCGGGGCGTGAGGCCGCACATGGAACTGCACGTGCGCGTGCTCGACGTGCCAAGGTCGGATGTATCTGCAAGCATGACAACTGAGGCGAACGCCTCCCAACGAAAGGCAGGAGCATGACCCCCACCATCACCAACGAGATGCCCGTCCGCGGCGCTCTGCACGAGCACACGCGCCCGGAGACTCGCGAGCCGTGGATGGCTCAGCGACGCGGCGGACTCACGGCGACCGACATCCGCGACTGGCCCGTGCCGTCGCTCCGGCGCAAGATCATGACCGAGAAGGTGACGGGCGAGGACACGCGCGACGGGTCGTTCCGTGTCGCGGGCTCGCAGTACACCCTGGACGACTACGCGCACCACGGCCAGGTGCGCGAGGACAGCATCTCGGCGTGGGTCGAGGCGACGTTCGGCATCCAGCCGTCGAAGCACGTCTACAGCCACCCGAGCAACCCGCGCTGGCTCGCGACGCCCGATGGCATGTACGTGGAGCCGTTCAGCGCGGGCTACGCGCCGGGGACGGCGGATGCCGTCATCAGCGAAATCAAGACCCACGGCAAGAGCCTCAAGCCCGGGCCGCTCGACGCCGACAACGTGCTCCGGTTCGTGGAGCCCTCGTCGGCCTTCGCCAAGGAGCGCTTCTACCGTCAGGTGCAGTGGCAGATGCTCGTGATGAACGCCCAGCGCACGCTGTTCGTGTGGGAGGTGCGCGGCACCGAGCGCGACCACGAGGCGGGCATCTGGATGCCCGAGGGCGCTCCCGAGTGGTGCTGGATCGAGCGCGACGACGAGTTCATCGCGCGGCTCGTGGAGGAGGCCGAGGACGCGCTGGCGCAGATCGACGCCGCCGTCACGGCGAACGCGCTGGGCGAACTGCCCGTCGCGTCCGACGTGCCCACGGAGCACGCTGTGCTGATCGCTGAGTACCTGCGCGCGCTCGACGCCGAGAAGGTCGCGGCGGCGGCGAAGGTCAAGGCGTGGGACGCGCTCAAGGCGATCTACCTGGCCGACGACATGCCCGACGACAGCATCGACGCCGGGTTCGCGCGGCTCACCACGAGCACGAGCCAGGGCACCAAGAAGGTCATCGACCGCGAGGGCATGGAGGCCAAGGCTCCCGCGCTCACCAAGCGCTACCGCGACCTCGAAGCCCGCTACACCAAGATCGTCCCGAACCCGACGCGCGGCATGAAGATCACGCCGCAGACTGTCGCAGAGTCCGCGTAACGTTGTCACCGTCAGCACAACAAACGAAAGGCAGAGAATGACCGACACGACCGCGCCCACCGAGGCGCAGACGACCGATGAGTACCCGACGCTGTGGCACGCGCTCGCCGCGTTCCAGCGCACGCTCCCGAGCATCCGCAAGGGCCAGACCGCCAAGGTGCAGGCCAAGAGCGGCGCGGAGTACTCGTACGACTACGCCGACCTCACCGACGTGTCCGAGATTGTGCTCCCGGCGCTCGGCGCTGTCGGGCTCGCCTGGCACACGAGCCTGGACACCGAGGACGGCACGCTCGTCCTCCGCTGGGAACTCGTGCACGGCCCGAGCGGCGACAGCCGCACCGGCACCATCCCGGTCGGACGCACGGGGCAGGACTGGCAGGGCATCGGCTCCGCGATCACGTACGCGCGCCGCTACGCGCTGACAGCCGCCACGGGTGTCGCTCCGGGCGGCGACGACAACGACGGCGCGGACGGGCGAGCAGGCGCGAGCGCTGGCACGCCGCCGCGGCGCGAGATTCAGCAGAAGCCCGAGTACCTGCCCGCTGGCCTCTACGACCTCGGCGGGCTCACGGATGCCGAGAGCGTGCGCGTCATGTTCCGGCGCGCTCGCGTCGCGGGCCACCTGCCGCTCCTCGTGCTCAGCGGGGAGAACGAGGTGCCGCTGGGCCAGTACCTCACCGACCTCGGGAGCGCGCTCGCCGCTGAGGCGGAGCAGGACAAGGCGGCTGAGGCTCCGAGCGACGCGGCCCCGGCTGAGCAGAGCCAGGACGACGCCGACGCGGCTGAGGCGGCGGCTGTGGCCGCGCACGAGGCGGAACTGGCGGCTGGCGACGACACCGCCGAGGAGTCGAACTCGTGACCGGCAACGGCATCCCGGCGACCGGGCCGGAACTCCCCGAGGGCGTGGGTCGCGAGGACGTGGAGGATCACGCGGTCACGATCCAACTCGCGGGCCAACTCATCAACGCGACGAGCGAATACCTGCGCGCCAAGGACGGCTCCGAGGCTGAGAAGGCCGCGGAGGACTACCTCGACATGGTGGCGAGCAAGATCAGCGAGTCGCCCGAGGCGGCGGGTCGCGTGATCCTCGCGCTCGCGTCGCTCCTCGTGCAAGCGGCTGACCAGGAGCAGGTGCAGGCGTGGTTCACGGAGCAGTCCGAGCACATCATGGCGGTGCTTCGGTCATGAGCGACAGCCTGGAGCGAGGCCGGGTACTGAACCCGGTCGAGGTCGAACAGGCGATCCGCGAGGCGGCGGCGACACTCACCGAGGGTGTCGCCGTCGTCACGGCTCGCCTCGACGTGTACCGCGCGGCCCAGCGGGCCTACGACCTCGCCTACTCGAACGCCTACATGCACGCCGAGCGCGGCGACGGCACGCGCCCGAGCATCGAGGATCGGAAGCACCTCGCGACCATCGCGACAGCCAAGGAGCGCGAGGCGATGGACACGGCTGAAGTCGGGTGGAAGTACGCCGAGCGTCGCGCCAAGGCCGCGGAACTCACGCTCAGCGCCTTCCAGACGATCAGCAAGAGCGTGAACGCGATGTACGGGGCGGCGGGTCATGGCGAGTACTGACGCGCTCACCATCTGGTGCTACACGATCTACGAGCGCCCGAGCGACTACCCGGATCAGTTCGTCGTGCGCGCCTGGTTTGTCGAGAGGGGAGCGGTCACGGCCTACGAGCCCGTGGGTCTGGCCGACACCCTCGATGACGCTCGCGCGCTCATTCCGGTGGGTCGCGAGCGCATCCCGCGCGTGCAGTCGGACGACCCGGTGATCGTGGAGTCGTGGCTATGACGTTCGGGGAGGCCGCGGCACCCGGCACGCGCCACGAGGCGGCTCCCGCGTGGACGAAGGGTGAGGTGCCCGACACGATGAGCGGCTTCGAGGGCGTCGGACTGTGGCGCGCTCGCGTGCACGACGGCATCCTCACCGCGCTCCGCTCCAAGGACGACGGGCTGTGGCACCTGAGCGTGTCGCACTCGTCGCGGCTCCCGTCGTGGGACGAGATAGCCGATGCCCGCTACCGGTTCATCGCTGACCGCGCGCGCATGGCGATGCTCCTGCCGCCGCGGGCCGAGTGGGTGAACGTGCACGAGCGGACGCTCCACCTGTGGGAGATGGTCTATGAGCCTGCCTGACGTGTGGGCGAACCGCTCAGCGACAGCCGCCGCCGCGCACCAGCCGCTCCCGGCGCTGTGGGACGGCCTGCCGGTCACGTGGTCGCGATGGACGCCGTACGTCCCGGTGTTCATCTGCGACCGCTCACGCCGCACCGTGCCGCCGCCTGAGCGCTGTCCCGGATGCGACCGGCTGTGGCTCCCGGCGTCCGCGAACGGTCGCATGCGTCTGCCGCTCGACAGGTGGGACATCATCTACCTCGTCGCGTGGCGCTGTCCCGAGTGCGGGCATGACGAGGTGTTCGACTGGCGCACCAAGGAGGCGTGGAGCCTCGGCCCCGAGGACTACGGCCCCGAGGGCTCAGTCGCGCCATGACGAATGACCCGACGCCCGCCACGCGGCGGCTCGTGCTCGCGCGCGACCTCGGGCGGTGCGCCTGGTGCGGGCGCTGGTACGGCGACGCGCTCAACATCCATCACCGGCTCCTGCGCTCGCACGGCACCGACAACTCACCCTCGAACCTCATCGCGCTGTGCGGCTCCGGGACGACGGGATGCCACGGCGCTGTGCACCGCAAGGTGGCCGTGTCGCATCAGCGCGGCATGATCGTCCGCTCGTGGCTCGTGCCCGCCGAGGTCGCGGTGCTCACGTGGCGCGGATGGATGACGCTGGACGACGACGGCGGCGCACATGCCGCTCCGCGGCCCTCAGCGTCGATCTGAGGCGATGACAGCGTGAGGAGGCATCAGCACGGCGGCGAGCGCTCGCGAGCGCCGTAGACGCGAGCGACGGCCCTCCCGTGTGCGAAGGAGGACCGTCGTATGCTCGCGTTGAACCCCGGAGCGTGCTCAGCCTAGCGCGCTCCCTCCGACATTCCCCAAGAGGAGAGACATGGCTATCATTCGGCGTTCCACGCCATCGGACAACTTCACGATCATCAGCAACGGGTGGCTCCGCGATAAGCGGCTCTCGTGGAAGGCTCGCGGCCTGCTCTGCTACCTCGCCAGCCACAGCATCGGGTGGGCGACGAGCACCCAGACGCTCGTGAGCGCTGGGCCTGACGGGCGCGACGCTGTGGGCTCGGGCCTGCGCGAACTCGTGCGGCTGGGCTACCTCGTGCGCACGCAGAGCACCGACGACGAGGGGCACTTCGGAGAGGTCACCTACGACCTCCACGACCCGCTGACGGATTATCCGTTGACGGGTTATCCGTTGACGGAAAATCCGCCACATAAGAACACCATTACTCAAGAACACCAAGAGCAAGAAGACCAGGGACAACAACAGCGCGGGCGCGCGACGAGTGCCCAGCGGGAGTTCCTTGAGGACTTGCACGTCCGCGGCGGCGGCGTCGTCACCGCTGAGTTCCGCTCGTGGCTCGACACGCTGAGCATCACGAGCGCGGACGCCGAGATTCGTGAGGCGCGGCGCGTCCTCGAACGAATCATGTAATGCTTACCCACACACCAACCCGCATTAGGAGTCTCATGCGTCACGCCGTCCCCGCCATCGTCCCGCTCCCCGGCAACACGAGCGCCGTCGAAGCGCTCGCCTCCTCGCTCCATGCCGAGGTCGCGGCGCTGTCGTACTCAGGCCCGCAGTCACTCACGGACGCCGCCGACCTCCGCCAGAAGGCGATGGCGCTGTCCGAGGTCATGCGCCGCGCTGGGCTCGACGGCACCGAAGCCCTCATCGCCGCCCGCGAGGCTGAGCGCGCGCTGGGCCAGATGCTCGCCGTGGGCCGTGAGGCTGGCGACCTCGCGAGCCGTGGCCGAGACGTTGGGGCCACCAACCTCACAGACCTCGGCATCCAGCCCAACCTCGGCGCTGACTGCTCGACGCTCGCGCGCCTCGATGACGAGGAGTGGGACGTGCTCGTGGACGCGGCGCGCTCGTCGCTGGGCGAGGCCGTCAGCCGCTCGGCGTTCGTGCACGGCGCGCGGCAGATCATCGCTCAGCGCGACGCACGCGAGGCCGTCCGCACGACAGCCGCCGAACATGCGCGCGAGGTCGCTCAAGCCGCGCAGGAGGCCGCTCAGCGGCTCCAGGCGCTCCTGACGACGCCCTACGTCCCGAGCACGCCGACGCTCCTGGCCGACGAACTGCGCATCGAGCCA